TGTCGTCCTCTAACCAGACTGTGAATATCTTCGGTAATACATCGATCACTGGAAATCTGGACGTATCCGGATATACACATTCCGTCGGTGATGTTTCGACCACAGCCGGTAATGCGATCACGCTGGCCAGCCATACACATACCGAAGTACCTGGAACTGGTGGTGCTTCTTCTCCATCGCCTGGAACACAAGAAACATCTGCGGGTAATGGCGAAGGTGGACCAGTAACAGGTGATGAACCAGCCGAATAAGGAGTATAAATACTAGTATGTCTATTAAAACAATTAACTCAAGTTCCGATCGATCTGCCCAGCCGTATGATAGCCAAACGATAACACTCGGCGATGGTACGAAAGTTGAGCAATCTACTGGTATTATTGGTGATCTGCAAAAAGCATCAAGATCGGCAAGACTAAAGCCATGGACTGATCTTGATTTAAGCTTAGTCCTTCATCCAATACGTAAAGATATTATTCCACTTAGGGATGATCAGGCAATCAAGTACTCAGTACGTAATTTGTTATTGACTAACTTTTATGAGAGACCATTTAACCTGGGTATAGGCGCCAATATGAGAGCCCTATTGTTTGAACCAGCAGATGAAATTACAAAGGCGACACTACGTAAAAATATCGTACGATGTCTTACTACAACAGAGAGTCGAGTGACACCGATCTTTGTAAACATAGTCGATGAGCCAGATACGAATACATATCGTATTCTGGTAAAATTCAGAATAAAAGAGGATGATTCTGCAGATGAAGTAGAAATTGTTCTCAGACGTTTAAGGTAAATAATATGGCAACTAATTTAAATGTAACAGAACTAGATTTTGATCAAATCAAAAAAAATCTAAAGAACTATCTCAAGTCACAGACTCAATTTAGTTCACACGATTTTGAAGGATCAGGTCTTTCCGCACTCTTAGATGTGCTGGCTTATAATACACATTACAATGCGATGGCGGCACACTTTGCCTTAAATGAAGCCTTCCTTGACTCTGCACAGATTCGTGGTAACATTGTAACTCGAGCTAAGTTGCTTGGCTACATTCCAAGATCTGTCCTTGCGCCAAGAGCAATTGTAGATCTTATTGTTGATGTCAGCGGAGAGAGTAATGTTCCTAGTTCTCTTACACTAGAACGTGGTACTAAGTTTACTACACAGGTTGACGGTAGAAATTATCGTTATGTTGTAATTAACGAACAGTCTGCATTGATTGATCAGGCCACTAATACATTTACATTCTCAAACGTAACTCTTGTTGAAGGTACAAGGAAGAAGCTTTTATATAGAGTGGACAACGATATTGAAAATCAGAAGTATCAGATTTCAGATGATGACGTTGATACTTCTACACTTAAAGTGCTTGTACAGGCAAACGAGCAATCAACAGCATTTGACAACTATACACAATTCGAATCACTGATTAACGTTGATTCTTCAAGTCGTGTATACTATCTACAAGAAAATTCAAATGAATATTTTGAAGTATACTTTGGTGATGGTGTGACTGGTAAGCAACCGCTTAATAATAACATCATAACACTAGACTATATTTTCACTCATGGCCCAGATTCGAATGGTGCAAACAACTTCACAAAGGTAGATAATATCGGTGGATTTGCTAACATCACTGTTAACACATTAACTAAAGCCCAGGGTGGTACTGAAAGAGAAACAAATGAATCAATACGATTCAATGCTCCTTTGACTTTTACTTCACAGAATAGAGCTGTAACATCAGATGACTATAGAGCTATTATTAAGAAAGAGTTTACGAATATTAATTCTATTTCAACATGGGGTGGTGAGGATAATGATCCACCGGATTATGGTGCAGTATATATTTCAATTAAGCCTATTGTAAATGAGACTTTATCAGAAGGTGAGAAGACTGAAATTATTAATACTATTTTAAAGGGTAAAAGTGTTGTATCAATTACCCCTGTTATTGTAGATCCTAACTTTACATATTTAGAATTGGATGTCGCATTTAAATATAACCCGAATCTTACAGATAGATCTAGAGTAGAATTAGAAGCTGTTGTAAGAGATACTATTTCAGATTATAACTTTAACGAACTAAATAAATTTGATGGAGTGTTTAGACATTCTCAGCTGCTAAGAGCAATTGATAATGCAGATCCTTCTATTCAGAATAGTAGTGTAAGACCATATATGTTTATGGAGATTACTCCTAATTTAGCTGGTAGCGAAATAGATAATAACTTCCAACTAAACTTTACATCTCCGTTTTACGATACTGGTTCTTCCGATAAACATGTTATCACATCTACTAGGTTTAAAGTTAATGGGGAAGATTTATATTTTGGCGATATCCCTATTCCTGGTTCTACTAACAGAAAAGTTATAGCATACAAAATCGTCGATAACACTAATATTACTGTATTAAGTGATTGTGGTGTTGTTGATATATCTAAAGGATCTATAACATTAAATAAATTTATTCCTGATAGCGATTCGGATACTAAGATTAGAATTACGGTTGTACCTAATTCTCTTGACTTAGCTCCTAAGAGAGATCAGTTAATTGCAATTGATCCTCTCAGAGTTGTTATTGCACCAAGTGTAGATACCATCTCTGTATCTGGTTCTTCTGGAACAATTAATTATACAACGACCTCAAGGCTGAGATAAGATGGCTGGAACTCATAAAACTAATAATACTTTATTTAGCTCGGATATATCTTCACCTGGATATATCCAGTCTGTCGCTTCTTCGAAGAGTAAGACTAAAGAGCATTTAAGAACTCCAGAGCTTATACCATCTGAGATACTAGATGTATCTGGTGGTATTGAATTATTATTAGAAGCATATTATGACTATATGAACTTACAAGAGTTTATATATCAAGAAAACGAAACGTACCAAGATATTGTATTAGACGGTAAAGCCGTTTTTAGGGTTGTAGATCCTAGAAATGAAAATGACCACTTCTTTACAGATGACGATGGTGCTAATTCGACTCTTACACTAACAGATGACCGTGGGATTATTAAAACATTTAACTTGCAAAATTTAAACGTTGCGATTTCAAATGGTAATAATCTCCCAGGATCTCTTGCTAATTCTACTTCGGATATTGGTAAGACACTTACGGTTCATGGTTTAGATCAGGTCGTATTAGTAAACGGAGCAGTAACAAATAGTGTAGATGTAGTATTAGCTACATCAGATTCTACAATTACTCCCGGTCAACCAGTCAGTGGAATTGGAATACCTGCTAATGTAACTGTTGATGAGATTAATGGTACTAGCTTAAAGCTAACACAACCGGTATCATTAGATGATGAAGTTGCTCTTACGTTTTCTAACAATACTAAAACAGCCACTATCACAACCCCAGTAAAATACTGGGCTGGCCCTGGTGCATCCTACACTCTTAACACGATTGAAGAGTCATTGGATATTGATAGCACAGCCGCATCTTACTTAGAATTAATTCAAAAAGAAATTGCGGCTGTTGTTCCACGTTCGATACAGGTTAATAAAAGAAATCTATATAAGGCTATTACAGATTATTATAAAATTAGAGGTTCGTCAGATTCTATTGAAGTATTCTTTAGACTATTATTTGATGATGAAGTTGAGGTAGAATATCCATGGAATGAAACATTAATTCCATCTTCTGGTAATTGGGAAGTAAATCCTTCTTTACCTAAAGGCGGTGTATACTTAGACAAAAAAGGATTTTTATCAGACACAATTAAAATCCAAGATAGTTTAAAATACCAAAAGTTTTCTTATTTAATTCGTACTGGTCAAAGCTTGTCTGCTTGGGATTTTTTCTATAATAGACTAGTTCACCCGGCTGGATTTAAATACTTTGCTGAAATTCTTATTCAGTTATTTGGAACGCGTGATGAATTAGGTGATGATCAGAAAATTGCTGGTCCTATTAATTTTATAGGTGGACCAAACCACGGCTTGCCTACTGGAGAATCTTTCGAAGGTTATGGAAGACAAAATAGAATTACATATTCATCAATGCCCGATTTACAGCCTGGGGTTATTGGTCTAGAAGATGTTCCTTTACTTGTAGATCTATTCGCTTCTCTATTCTTACCATTTACTGAAGTTAATATTCATCAGTCTGCCAAAATTGCATTAACTGTAGAACAAACAAGCACTGATGCAAATTATGGTAAAGTAGTTTCTGCAGAAATTGTAGACAGCGGTTTTGGATATACCTCAGCTCCAAGCGTTATAATTAACGGTGTGCCTCAAACCGGACAAACGATTACTCAGGCAGTTATTACAACAACGATTGATTCACTCGGTAGAGTTACAGGTACTAATATAACAAATCCTGGTGATAATTATAACTCTGCATTTGCTAACGTTTCAGCTAATCCAAACTTGTCTAAAGTTGCATCGGTATCAATTGTTCCATCCACTACTAAAAAATATAGTACTCCTCCAGAAGTTATATTTACAGATCCTACTTCTATTGGAGATAACGGACTTCCATTACAAACTAATGTAACTGCTACTGGAAAATATATATTAGAACCTACTTCGGTTAATTCAGTCGAAATGACTTCAGTTGGTTCTAACTATACTATTCATCCGGATATTGCATTTTCAGATCCAGACGTATTCTATACTGCTCAGCCATTCTTTAGCGATAACTTTGAAAATGCTGCTATAGGAGATTGGGATAATAATTATTGGCATATAGTAGGCACCGATGATCATACTGCGTCTATTCAAACTGTAGATGGATCTAAGGTATTAAAAGTACAAACATCCACATTAGACACAAGTGCTTCAGGAAGTATTGGTGGTGCAGTATATCAATTAGAATTAGCTAATCCTGAGTTCACAAATAGACTGCCAGGAAATACAATTAAAGTAAAATGTAGAGCGAAGAAGGCAACTTCAGGTGGAGCAAACACATTTAGGATGGCGTATTCAACATCACAACACGGTAACTCTGGTTGGTTTACTAAAAACTTAACAACTGATTGGCAAGACTTTGAGTTTGAATATAATATTGTAACTGATACTCCTACTAATGTAGATTACGTAGGATTCCAAGGTGATGGTAATGATGGTATAGTATATATCGATGATGTTTCTATTACTGTTAAAAAGGATTTCCCAAGAGTTATTAGTGACATTGAAGATGGAAGATTAAATTCAATAACAGTTTTATATAAAGGATCTGGATATAAAGAAGTTCCATCAATATCTATTTCTGGTAATGCAACTGCAGTTGCTCAGTTAGTTCCTTCTAAAGTTGAAAGCGCAGTTATAGTAAATCCAGGATTTGGTTATGTGTTTGATCCACTAATATATATTAGCTCTAAAGCTAAAAACGAAAACCGGGCAAAAGCACAGCCAGTTAAAAAAATCATAGAGTTAAATCATACCGACGTAGATCCCTTATTTAATAAGGTAAATAATCCAGTTCAGACTAATCCTTCAGTGAGAGGAAGACAATTATATAATGGCGGGTTATTACAGAAGGGCGTTCTTAGTTCAGGTCAGAACTGGACTATAACTCAATCGACACCGGCTACTGATAAAACTATGGGTGGTTATGATGTTACGGTAGTGGCTGCTGGATATAGAACACAAGTTAGTAACAATTATTATAATCAAAAAACAAACATATTAGAAAATAGTATGCTTTACGACTTTAACGAAACTTTAGAGGTATTAGGTGATGTAGAATTGCAAAGTACTTCTATAAGTGATATAAATAAATATAACGTGAATTCTTTTATTCATAACAATTAATAGGAAATAAAAATGACGGCAATAGTAACCTCTAAATTCAGAACGTTGAATGCAGAAAACTTTAAAGAGGACATAGCATCTGCTGGCACGAGCGTATACGTAGCCATTGGTAAAAGTGATGCTTGGTCTTATACAACTTCTGATACAACAGATCAAGAACCATTTACACCATACGATAACTTAGACTCCTTAACAGAAGCTAGGGAAAACATCTTCGCTATGAAACTACTAGGAGCGGCTGATGTTACGCATGTTGTACCAAGGCATACCTGGACAACTGGTAATACTTATGTTGCCTGGGATTCAGATGATCCCGACATTTTTGATAAAAAGTTTTACGTGATTACTTCTGAGTTTAAAGTTTATAAGTGTATATACTCTCCAGGTACTGGATCGACTCAAGAGCCAACACAAACTCTAACAGACCCTACAGCTGAATCAGATAATTATATTTGGAAATACATGTATACGGTAGCCGTTGCTGATGCTGAAAAGTTCCTTACTACATCTTATATGCCTGTAAAAACCGTTGATCCTAGATCTGGTGATCCTGCTCAAGCCTCGGATTACCTTAGCGATTCTGCAGCCGAACAGTTTTTGAGTGAAGGTGCTTACGCACAATATCTAAACCAAAAAGCTTCAGTCAACTCTACTACTGCTGGAGGAATTCAAAGAATTGAAGTGACTGCTGGTGGTACTGGATATACTTCTGCTCCTAGTGTAATTATTACTGGTGCTGGAAGTAATGCTACAGCAACTGCTACTATATCAGGTGGTTCAGTTACCGCTATTAACGTAACAGCGAAAGGAACAGATTATTCTTCAGCTCACATTGTACTTTCTGGAGGCGGTGGTTCTGATGCTACGGCTAGAGCAGTACTTTCTCCTGAAAATGGTCATGGTACTGATCCTGTAAAAGAACTAGGTGGATTCTTTGTTGCAGTTAATACACTGCTAGATGGTACTGGTGGTGAAGAAGACGATCTTACAGTAGGTAACGATTTTAGGCAGATACTACTAATAAAAAATCCAGTAAACTACGGAACTACTAATATCTCAACTAGCGCAACGCGTAAAGCTATGCATGGTATTAGCTTTGCTTCTGTTAGTGGAACGTTACAAGTCGATGAACTTATTTTCCAAGGTACTGGAGCAAATAGAGTAGAAGCATTTATTACTGAAATTGATAGCGATGCAGGTGTTTATTATCTTACACAGAATAATAAGACTGGATATGGTAATTTTGCACATACTAACGGCGTTGTGACTGGAGCAACATCTGGTGCACAAGGAACTCCTACGTCTGCTGCAAATACATTCTCAACAAATCCGGATATTGATGTACATTCAGGAGATATTATTTTCTTAGAAAACAGAAATCCAATTGATAGAATTTCTTCACAAATTGAAGACATTAAAATTATTATAGAATTCTAATATAAATATTAGTAAATATACAAGAGAGAACTTATGACTACAACCAATATAAAAGTTTTTCCTGAAGGACCATATAACGACGACTATTTAAAAACACAGTCAGATGGTTCTACTGTAGAAACTAAAAATTATCATAGAATATTATTTCGCCCTGGCTATGCAGTTCAGGCTAGAGAGCTTACTCAAATGCAAACTATGTTGCAGGCTCAAATAGATAGACATGGCCAATATGCTTTTAAAGATGGTTCTAGAGTAGTTAATGGTGAATTATCTCTTAATGTAGAATATGATTTTATTAAATTGGAATCTACAACTGAATTAAGTTTGTTTGAGAATACTGTTATTACTGGAACAAATGGAGTTAAGGCTCGTGTGATACAAGCCGTATCAGCAGTTGACGCTTCAAATCCAGATACTTTATATATTAAATATTTAAAAGCCGACGCAGCCAGTAAAACTATTAGCGTGTTTGCTGCAGGAGATAACTTTTCTTCTAATGCATCTTCATCAAAATCTGGTCAAGTTAGGACTACAACTTCTGAATCAGATCCTGCTGTTGGAAAGGGCTCTAGTGTATCAATATCAGAAGGCGTTTATTTTATTTCCGGATGCTTTGTATATGTTGCTCCTACTACTATTATATTAGACAAGTATACAAACAATCCGTCTTATATTATTGGCCTACAGGTTATTGAAGATATTGTATCTTCAGGTGAGGATGGAACACTTGTTGATAATGCTCAAGACGTTCCTAACACTTCTGCTCCTGGTGCTAATAGATATCAGGTTAAAACTCAATTAATTAAACAGCCCATTGATATTAATTCTAGAACAGTGGATAATTATATCACTCTACTTACTGTTAATAATGGCGAAGTATCTATAGACAAGACTGATAAAACTGAAGATACTGGACTTACATTAAGACTGGCGCAAAGGACACACGACGAATCTGGCGATTATGTAGTAAAACCATTCGAGTTGGAAATACTAGAACATCTAAACGACACTACAAATTTTGGTAAATACCTACAGTCTGACGGTGGCGATATAGACAAAATCGCAATTGGTGTTGAACCATCTACTGCATATGTTCAAGGTTATAGGAATCAGAAAGTTGGAACAACATATGTAGAGATTGATAAGCCTCGTGGAGCAGATGCAACAGGATTTCTAAATGAATCTAACACTCAAATTAATTTTGGTAACTATATTAAACTTAACGCATCTAACTTTGCTAGAGTTCCAGATTTAGAAGGATTTGAAACTATTAACTTAGTAGATACCACTTCGGGTACTACCACGGTCGGTACTGCTAGAGTTCGTGGTATGGAATTCTTTGCAAATCCAGATCATATTAGACTATATTTATTTGATATTAATATAACGCATGGTTCAAAAACATTTTCAGATGTAGATAAAGTTACTGGATCGGGTAGCTTTTCGGCAAACTTTTTAGCTGGTTCTGAAGGAACTCGATTTGATGTCGGTAATAATGTTGCGGTGTTTAAGTTACCACAATCAGCAATTAAAACTTTAGCAGATCCTTCTAGAGATACAACGTATTCTATAAAAAGAAAATTTAATCAGACTACAAGTGCAACTGGAGAATTATCGTTTTCAACAGCTGTTGGACTTTTTACTGATCATGACGATGTTATTATTGCTCCGAGTAATGGTCCAATTAAGACAGACGTAAGTAGTAGCATTGTAACAGGAACTGGTAACGGTACAAACGGTTTAGAATACACAAACGCTATAGGCATTGGTAATAATATTGCTTGTGAAATTATCGCAACGATTAAAAAAACTATAGCGCCTAAAACAAAAACAAAAACTACATTTGCTAAAACTATTAATGTTACAAATGGGGATACTGCATCATATGACTTAGGCCATTCAGATGTTATTGAGGTTGTGTCTATTGTAGATTCAACATCGGCCAATATCACTGAAGACTTTACTTTAGATAACGGTCAAAGAGATAATTTTTATGACACAGGCAAAATAGTAAAAAACGGTGGTACAGGAACTGTACCTACTGGAAATATGATAGTAACTTTTAAATATTATACTCATGGAGCTGGTGATTATTTTTGTGTTGATTCATATCCTGCTCAAGATTACGCAGATATTCAATCTTTCTCTAGCTCGGCTGGTTCAGTCGATTTAAGAGATTGTATAGACTTTAGACCGAGAAAAGATAATACAAGTTCTAATTTCTCTGGTACTGGTTCCAGCTTGTCTGGTGCACCAAAGGTAGGACATGCATTAACAGCAGACATTAATTACTACTTACCTAGAATAGATAAACTCGTCATGAAAAGAGACGGTGGATTTGAAGTTATTAAAGGAGTTCCATCAGAATATCCACAGCCTCCTTCTGATAAAGAAGATGCATTGACATTATATCAGCTAAAGCTTAAACCATACGTGTTTACGTTAAACGATGTTATTCCTGTAATACAAGATAACAAACGATATACTATGAAAGATATTGGTAAGCTTGATAAAAGAATTAAAAACCTTGAATACTATACTTCGTTATCGTTACTAGAACAATCTGCCGCTGATGTGCACATGGTTGATGGTAATGGATTAACAAGGTTGAAAAATGGTATTATAGTAGATTCATTTAAAGATCACACTATAATAGATTCTGCTCATAAAGAAACTAGTGAATCTATTGACAAAGAAAATGGATTGCTTAGACCAGAATGCCCTAGTAAAAATATAAACTTAATTACAGATCCATCTCAAAGCGGGTCAAGTATAGCACAGAAACGTGGATCAAACTGGATACTAAATTATTCTGAAGTAGCCCATACTGTTCAGCCTTATGCGTCTGTCGCAATTAACGTAAATCCATATAATGTATTTACTTGGGACGGTAGAGTTCAATTATCTCCTGAGTCAGATGAATGGAAAGAAACTGACGTTAGGCCAGATGTAGTTATAGACGATGATGGTCAATACGAACAGTTTGTAGCTAGAGCTGAAGAGGACGGTATCTTAGGAACTGTTTGGAACGAATGGCAGACTAACTGGACCGGTAGACAAGTAGAAGAAGAAGTTCAACAAAATAGAGGGATTAGAGCTGGTGGTGATTTCTGGTGGAATAGAAGACTTTTCGGAAGACCAAATCAACAACAAACTATAACAACAACTACTGTAACTTCTAATCAATCTAGATCAGGACTAAGAACCGATGTAGCCTTTGATACGGTAACAAGGGAGAGCAGTAACCGAATTGTTGAAGTTAACTTTGTTCCATTTATGAGATCAAGGAAAATTTACTTTAAAGCTTCTAGAATGAAGCCTAACACCAAGGTATATGCTTTCTTTAACGATGTTAATGTTACTGCATTTTGTAGAGAAGAAGCGTATCAAGAGTGGTCTGATACTAGTACTGTTCTTAATTATGCAGGAGCTACATCACACCCAGGAGGAAGTTCTGGTGTATTAAATACAGATAATCAGGGTAAAATTAGTGGCACGTTTATTATACCTAGAAACACTAGTACTAAATTTAAAACTGGTGTAAAGGAATTTAGATTATCAGATTCACAAACTAATGATAAGGCAGCAGAAAATACTTCAGCTGAAACTTTATTCCACGCTCAAGGTTTAATTGAATCTACTGAAAGAACTATTACTAACACTAAAGTTCCAAGGTTAGAAACCTCTAGATTAAGCGACTCGCGGGTTATCAGTGAAACATTCAATAGAACAACGACTACATGGTCAGATCCACTTGCTCAATCTATTTTAATTGAAAAGTCAGGCGGTATCTTTGTAACTTCTGTTGACTTGTTCTTCAAATCTAAGTTTACAATTAAGACTGGAGATGATACTGACATTCCAGTATCAGTAAGTATTGTCGCGAATGAAAATGGCATACCGACTCAGGTCACTATACCTGGAACAGAAGTTGATAAATATTCTGCCAGCGTAAACGTGGATGCAGTTAATGCTACAGCCGCCACACGATTCACTTTCGATCATCCGGTTTATTTAATGCAAGATCAGGAATACTCAATTGTAATTCAATCACAGTGTGATGAGTACGAAGCCTGGGTTGCTGAAATGGGAGGCTTTGATGTTGCTAATACGGAAACTAGAATTAATAAGCAACCTCATGGAGGTTCATTCTTTACATCTCAGAATGCATCTACTTGGACTCCAGATCAAAGTAAAGATCTTAAGTTTACACTTAATCGTGCAGAGTTTAGTTCATCTCAAAAAGAACTATATTTAGTAAACGACGTTATACCGGTTAAAAGTCTAAAATCAGATTCACTTGCAACAACTTCTGGATCTAATGTAATTACAGTAAGACATAAGAATCATGGGTTACATGGAGCATCTTGTAAAGTTACAATTGCAGGAGCAACTGGTTTTAATAATATTAATGCCAGTGATATTAACGGAACACACACAATAAGCGGTGTTAAACATGATTCGTATAATATAACAGTTGGGAGTACTAATGCAGATGCTACTGGCTCTGGCGGAGGAAGTTCAATTACTGCAACTGAAAATTATCATTATGACTTATGTCAATTAGTAGCAGCAACTACTATTGTACCTGGAACTGATATAAGATTCTATCTTACTCCATGTTCAGGAAAATCTATTAATGGTAATGAAGTGGCGCATACTATGGATAATAGTAATCCAATTGAAATATTGCCAAATATGAATAACATTTTTAATGCGCCCCAAGTAGTTGTTTCTGGTAATAACGAAAGCTTAGTAACTGGAGCTGGAAAATCATTTAAGGTTAAAGCAGTACTTACATCAAATAGTACTCACTTAACTCCGGTTTTAGATGCTAATAGACTTTCAGCTATTCTAGTTCAAAATAGAGTTGGTGATAATGGAGATGTAGCAGAAACAAATGCTTATGGCGGATCAGAACTTTGTAAATATATAACTAAGAAGATTGACCTAGCTGAAGAGGCAGATGTTATTGATCTTTATCTTTCGGTTAATAGACCTTCAGGTTCTAATGTAGATGTGTATTATAAGACATCGCCTGCAGGATCTGATGTAGACTTTAATTCACTGGCATGGCAAGAAGCTAATCCTGCAGCATCGATACCTATTAATAACGGTGATGTTTATAGTGAGGTTAAATATAATATTGATCCAACTGGAAGTTTTGGTTCACTAGCATTTAAATTAATTTTAAGATCTAACAATTCTTCTACGCCTCCAACGGTAAAAGACTTACGAGCGATCGCAGCTACATAATGAGGAATAAAAGTAATGCCTAGAAAAAAGAAAGTTGAAAATAATCCTAGCTTAGTGAGGGATACCACCAATCAAGCTATTATAAATACTAATACAGATGCTTTTGTCGCAAGACGAGCTCAGATTAAAGCAATAGAAAACAAAATAAAACTTGATGAGCAGCAATCGATTGATATAGATAATCTTAAGAGCGATGTTGCTGACATTAAGAAAATGTTACAGAAACTAATTGGTGGGAAATAATGGCTAACAAAGAAACTAGAATTTATAAAACGGATACACTGGAAACTCTTAGGCAAAAGTCTAATGAAATTTCGTTGCACTTAGGAGATAACGAACAGCTTAATTCGTTAATGGCTGATAAGACTTATGTTTATTCTGCAGCTGCAGGTGATACTTTATTTGCTGGTGCTGATACTTCAAGTCCAGCTAAAACAGCACGGTTTGAAGTAAGTCCTACACACACTGTAGATAATACCGGCGGATATATTGTTCTTAAGAGCGTATCTTCACTAGATAGTTCATACATTCCAGGAAATATTATTTATCAAGGTACTTCTGGATCTGCTAGTTATTCCGCTACTATTGTTTCAGCGTCAACGGATAGAATTTTAGTTAGAGATTCTTCAGGAAATTTTAGCACTTCTACTGACTTAAAAGTTGGAACAGGATCTCCAGACGTAATTGCACATGCAAATATTGAAAGAATAGTTATTGAAGCAAATCCAGTTGGAATTGTTAGAGTTTATAAAAATGGAACAGAACTAAATCAAGCAATGGTAACTAATGGTTTCCATGTAGCTGATATTAGAGCAACGATTACACATACTGGATCTCCAACACTTACGGATTTTACAAGAGGCGTTACTATTTACCAAGGTAGCTCTCAATCAACTCAAGCTGGAGTTGAAGCAAATGCTGATTGGTATGGTACTCTACACTCAGTTTCTGGTGGAGTTATTAGAGTAAAAACTTACAACGGAAACTTTATTACATCTGGCGCTGGTTCATCTATAAGAGCTTTAGGTTCTAGTAATACAATTACTTCGCACGGAAGTCTTACTGCAATAGATAATACTTACGGATCTTATATCGAGTTAACAACACCTGCTTCATCGTCTGATCAGATTAAAGTTTTTTCACTAGATGTTGTAGCTGCAATTAACGAATTGCAAGATGATATTGGTGGTGTTGAAAGTTTAACAACTGCTGCTAATAACTTAGTTCTAGCAATTAATGAACATGATGCAGAACTTGGAACAATTACTGCATCAGCAATGGGTACAGCAGCTTCAACTGTAAGTACTGCTATTAGAGAACATGAGGATCAGATCGGTAATGAAAGTATTAGTAGTGTCGATGCTGAAGATTCTAATAATACAATTACTGGCGCATTAAATCAATTACATGCTGAAGTAGGTGATGTTACTTCTACTAACTTAGGAACATCCGCTTCAAACTTAACGGCAGCAATTAGAGAGCATGAAGATCAAATTGGTAATGATAATATTAACGCAATTTCTTCTACTAATAATACAATTAAAACTGCGCTAAATCAATTACATACTGAGATCGGTTCATCGGTACTTACAGATAATTTACCTACTGATTTTGCCTATAATGTAACCGATCACACTACTGCAACAAATACAATGTCTTCCTTTATTGGTAATACTTCTATTGCTAATATCGGAACAACAGATACTGTAACAGGCGCATTACAAAAATTACATGCTGAACTTGGTTCATCTTCAATCACAGATAATCTACCTACTGATATTACATATACAGTAACAAATCATACGACCGCGCTTAACACAATGTCTGCCTTTATCGGTAGCACATCGATTAATAATATTGGTGCACCAGACACTCTTACTGGAGCATTGCAATCGTTGCACGGTGAAATTGGTAATATGGTATTTGGATCTTCAGGTCCTGTAGATACTGTTAATTCGACAACACTAACTGGCGCGGTAAACGTCCTAGATGCTGAAATCGGTAATACAAATTACAACAGTGTGGGTACTGATATTAGTACTGCTTTATTAAACTTATATAATGACATTTACACGACCGCTTCTGTAACTGGCTTAAACACAACCGCTACTCATTTGGTTGGAGCAATCAACGAATTAGAACAAGATTTGTTTAATGCCGAAGGCGGAACTAAAAGAACTAGATCGAGTTTATTGACTTCAGATAAGACTTCTATTGTAGATGCAATTAATGAATTACACACTGAGTTATATACTTCTGGTGCTTCGTTCACTGGTCTCTCAGCTAATAATTTTAAATCTGCTATTAACGAACTAAGAGCAGAACTTGGTGATGTTAATGATATTAATAATGCTACTGGATATTCTGCTACAACAGCTGTAACTGGTATCACAGAAATTCAAGGCGATATCGGAAATGTTGATGCATTAACTTTAGAGGCTGGCACAATTGTCGGAGCTCTTAATGAAATTGAAGCTATCTTCGATGCATCAACAAGAGAAATTAGCGCAAGCAGTGATCCTTTTACTGTTACATCAGGTTCGTTCCTGATAAATTCATCGGGCAACATTGTATTCGACAATGGAACAAATCACACTGTGTTGAAAAAAGACGGTGTTGAATATGCTAGATTTACAAAGAGCGGAACAGATTTTCAATTAAAAGCTGGACATTTAGGTGCTTTATTCTTAACAGCATCAGGTCAAAATGCAACTTTTGCTAATAACTTAACAGTAGACAATAATTTAGAAGTAGATGGTACTGCTGGAGTTGATGGTAACTTTAGAGTTGGAGTATCAGGCAGTAGCCGCTTTACTGTAGCTGCTTCTAATGGTAATACTTCAGTCGGTGGTACACTTGGAGTAACAGGAAATACTACTCTCGGCGGAACGCTTGGAGTAACAGGAGCTACAACTTTATCTTCAACATTAAATGTTACTGGAGCTGCTGAATTAGTTTCATCATTAGGCGTTGATGGTAATTTAAGAGTAGGATCTAATAAGTTTAATGTAACAGCATCTAATGGTAATACACAAATTGATGGAACTCTTGAAGTTGATGGCTCTACTGGAATTGATGGTAACTTTAGAGTTGGCGCTGAAGGTGCAAGTAAGTTTACTGTGACTGCTTCCAACGGTAATACTACAGTGTACGGAACACTTGGTGTAAGTCAACATACTTCGGTATCTAGTCTTTCAGCTTCTGGTAATGCAAGCGTTGGTGGTACATTAGGTGTTACTGGAGCTACAACTTTATCTTCAACATTAAATGTTACTGGAGCTACTGAATTAGATTCAACACTAGGTGTTGATGGCAACTTAAGAGTTGGTAATAATAAGTTTAATGTAACAGCAACTTCTGGTAATACTCAAATTGATGGCACATTAGAAGTTGATGGCTCAGTTGGAATTGATGGAAACTTTAGAATTGGATCTAACAGTCCTTCTCCAAAATTTAATGTTACTTCATCAAGTGGTAATACAACAATTGGTGGTACATTAGGCGTTGATGGAAATACTACTATCGCCGGGACTACTACAATAACAAATACTACTCAATCATCAGTAAGTAGCGCAACAGACGGAGCATTGATTGTAGCTGGTGGCGTATCGATTGGTAAGAATCTATATGTTGGTGGAAACTTACAGGTTGAAGGTACACAAACAATTCTAAACACTGAGACTTTAACTGTTGAAGATACATTAGTTCTTGCAGGTAACAATTTATCATCCGAGCCAACTACTGGCGGATTTGGTTTAGAAGTTGGTCCAATTACAAGTCCAAGCGGTGTAGCTTCAAACGTAACTGGTGCTCATAGTATTGTATATAACTATGCTACTGATCGATGGGAAGCTGATGGTTCATTAATTCTATCAACAGCGACGCTTGCAACTCCTCAGGTCGAAGGTGTTGATTTTGGTCCATCTGATAACTTAACATTTAACGCAGGTGTTGGTCTAAGTGAGACTGTTACAAAAACAGGGGCTACAATCGTTACTCAGTATGTTAATACTGATAGAGGTTCTGTTGCGGCAGCTGCTCTTAATATATTCTCTAGTGTAGTTCCTTCATCAGGTACAACTGCAACAGCTGATAATAATAATGATGCATTGAATCTTACACAAGGTACTGGTATTTCTACAGTAGGTGATGGCGATAATGTTATTACTATTACAAATACTGATAGAGGTTCTGTTGCTGCTTCAGCATTAAGAATGTTTAAAACTATCTCTCTTGCCGATGTGCCAGATTCAACAAATGCTGATGTTGTAGCTGATTCAAATGCTGATATTCTTAAGTTAAGAGCTCTTGATGCTATCACATTAACATCTGATTCAAATAATGATATTATTAGTATTGATCATGATGACTTTGGTACTGCTGGAACATATGGTCCAGACGTTCAAGACGGCGAATATATTAAATCGATTACTGTAAATTCTCAAGGTCACGTTACAGCCATAACAACTGATGATTTTGATACAAGATACGAAGCTTCAGATCCTACATGGGCATTATTTAATAATACAACTAAAATTGACGATGTTGCAAGTGGAGATACTGTCAAATTTATTGGTGGTAATGCAATTGATTTAGTAAGTTCACACACTTCTGGAACTTCTACTTTACAGTTTAATCATGCTAATACATCAAGCGTATCTAGTCTATCTTCAGATAATTCAGGCGGTAACGTATTACAAGATATTTCATTAACATTCGATACATACGGTCACGTAACAGCTAGATCAATTGGAACTGTCAATTTAGATAACAGATATATTAGATCTTTCCAAGTTGAAGATGGAGATGGTACTGAAGTTACGATTAATCAGGCAAATGAATGGAAATTTGTAGAAGGTTCTGGCACTGGTGCTACGATTGATATTAATTGGACTGATACATCTAATGGTTCAAATACAGATCCTTATGATTTGACATTTACTGTAAATAACACAGACAGAGGTTCTGTTGCTGTAGCACCATTAAGAATATTTAAGTATGTTGCTTCAGATAGCGGAACTGCAGAAGCAGATAGTACTGCTGATACATTAACAATTGCAGGTGGTACAAATATTAATACAGCTGTTGTAGGTGATACACTTACTATCAATAATGAATATGTTTATAATCACCCAACATATAACGGTGATGATTTCAGTATCGATACCGGACTACTTAGCGGTGCAACTGTAATTTCCGATTTAGATATTAATGTTACAACTGATACATTAGGACATGTCGTTGATGCTAATGGTACAGTAGCTACAAGAACCTTAATACCGGGCGATTTAGGTATTTATGGTTGGGATCTACACGAAAATGGTAGTTCATCACCAATAGTTAATAACATATTAAATGATCAAGTAGATTTTGTAAATGGTAATCACACAACTGCAGTTGTTACAAATCCATCTGCTAATAATGGCCGTGTAACATTTAATCACAACACCTTCACATCAGGCGGAACATTCGTAGGTGGTGCCAATAACGGTATCGTAATTGAAGATTTTTATATTGATTCGTATGGTCACGTTAGAAGTGTTGGAACAAGAGATCTTGATGGCAGATATGATAAATATGACGAATGGAGAATTCAAGATAACGGTGATTCTACAACACAATATGGTAAAGTAAGTTCTGCTACAGAAGATAGTACTGGATATGTAAAATTTATCAATGGTACTAATACAACAACGGAGAGAGGTGGTTCTGGTACTGTATCCGATCCGCATACAATCAAAGTTAACTTTGTAAATCCAGGATATATATCATCTCAAAGATCTGCTACATTCGATGCAACACAAAGCACAGCTAACAGTAATAATAATCCATACTTAACTATGAGTGATGCAGGCCCGCATAACGTAAAAATCGTTGGTGGTACTAATGCTACTGTTACAAGAAATAGCGATAATCAAATTACTATTGCGGCCACTGACACAAACGATGATGTAAATGATACTAACTTGAGAGCAAAGCTTGAAGCATTAAATCCAGATCAAGGTATTGTTTATATTGGAGATACCGGTAACGATCTAGATCTTAAAATCAGAGGTAATCTGACAGTTCTAGGCACTCAGACGATCATGAATACTGAGACTGTTACTACTCATGATAATAAGATTGAGCTTAACTCAAATGCTGCTTCTACTCCTACTGAAGATGCTGGTATAATCGTTAATAGAGGATCATCAACGAACGCACAAATTTACTGGAGTGAAGCAAGCGATAGATGGTATCACACTTATGGTGATGGCGGTACTGCATATGTAATTCCGCTTCCATCAGAAAGTATGAGTGGGTTTACTATTCACGATGGTGATGGTACACAAAGACCAATCGCTGATAGTAAAGAAATAAAATTCCAAGAAGGTACTACTTCTGCAGTTAGAAGTGGTGATGATTATATTCAAATTAATTGGACTGACACATCTCATGGTTCAGATACCGATCCTTATGATTTAACATTTGCCCATAAACTTACTACTCGTACTGATCCAGCTTTAGGTTCAGCTTTACTTGCTTTTGGAGGTAATTTTACTGCTGTTACTGGTGTAACCACAAATCCTACAGGTCACGTTACTGCGATTAATACTACTCAGTTTACTTTACCTACAGAAACAGCACGTAATAATGGTCTATTGACCATGTCCACTTTAGCTGGACTTGATGGTAGTGCAACGTTTTCAGCTGATCAGGCCGGTCCCTCAACATTTACAGTTTCACTAGACTTATCTGAACTTACTGATATGACACCTGATGTTGATGGTGCGGTTGATGAACTTATCTTACTTGACAATAGTGTAGAAAAAAGAAAGCGCATTGGAGAAATTAAGCTAGGTCAGTTTGTTAATGACCAAGGTTGGACGGATAATGAAGGTGATATTACACAAGTTAATATTACAGCAGGTAACGGTTTAACAGGTAGTAAAAATACTACATCTGGTAATCACGTACAAACTATTCACGTTGGTGCTGGTGCTCTTATTGATGTTCGAGCTGATCATGTTGATGTCGATCTAAACGAACTTAGCGACATGGGCGATTCCACTGCAGTTGTTGGAACAACAGATTATTTACCAATTCTTGATAGTGGTGTACAGAAGAAAAAGAAAATTAGTACAATTACACTAAGTGACTTTGACAATGATAATGGTTGGACGGATAATGACGGTACTGTGACAAGTGTGGGAATAACTCCCGGTACAGGATTAGATGTAAGTAATACACCGATTACAACTAGCGGTAATATAAGTATCTCTTTAGACTTATCAGACCTTACTGATATGACTGCAACGGTTAATAGAGATCAAGACGAACTTATATTGCTTGATAATGGAGCCGAACGTAGAAAGCTGACTAAGGAAATTGGACTGTCAGTCTTTAACAATGACCTTGGAAACTATGGAGGTTTCTCTACAACCGATACATTCTTAAGTGATGTAACAGCTATCACTGATAATACAACCGATATTAAATTGGTTCACACAATGTCTAACGCCGCTACCCACGATATTGTTATAGAAGCTGGATCTGGTATTACACTAACAGATAATGCTAATAATGATTATGCGTTTGAAATCTCTGTTAATGAATCTGATCTTGACTTTGATAACTATGCGCATTGGAGATTTAAGGAAGGTAATGGTACTGAGACTGGTATTATTACTTCAGAAGATACTTTACACTTCGCTCAAGACGGTATTACTACTGTTGAAAAGACCGCTGATGATCAATTGACGATTAGTACTCCAGGCACAGATTTATCTAATACTACTACCACTACTAAAGTCACTGTTGCATCGAGTACTGGTAATAATACTGATATATTAGAAGCCACGGGTTCAAGAGCTGGTGTAATGACAGTTGCGCATCATGATAAACTTGATGCTATTGCACCAAGTGCTGAAGTTAACCAAAATGCATTTAGTAATCTCATGGCGAATACATATGATTCTAGTACTCAGACTGGAATAAATGTTGCAGTACTTTCTGCAGATAGTAAAACAGATACATTTACTATTGAAACTGGTCATGGATTTACAACTACAGCAACTTCTTCTTCTGATTCAATGACAATCAATAGAAATAATGATTGGAGAACAAAATACGATAACGATAATGCTTACGTAGGTAATAAGAGTAAAGAATACATATACTTTGATCCAGCTGGAGAAGTTAAGTTATACTCTCATGGCGTAGAAAATGTAAGATTTTATAACCCTAGCGGGACCGTAAATAGTGTCATGTATTTCCCGCATTCAATGGGCCCAGCTATGGGTATTAAAAGTAGTGAGGGTACTGGAAGTAATAAGTTAGAGATATTTGCTGAAAACACTGGTAACCTAGATGCGAAATTTATATTTACTCATGCTGGAGCGTTACATGTACATGATGATATTACAGCTTTCTCATCATCAACTGCCTCTGATGTTAAACTCAAAGAAAATATTGAAAGAGTTGAAGGTGCATTAGATAAAGTATCACAATTAGATGGCGTAACATTTACTTGGAAGAGAGACGGAAAAGAATCTGCTGGTGTTATTGCACAAAATGTAGAAGAGGTATTACCATCTGCAGTAAAAGAAGTTGAGACAGTAGATGGTGAAGAAATTAATAAGCATGTTGATTATACACAATTATCGGCATTGTTCATCGAAGCAATTAAAGAATTAAAAGAAGAAAATAAATTACTTAGAGCTGAGATTGAAAGCTTAAAAGATATAAATAGTTAAAGGAATTGAGGAATGGCGATATATTCTAACTTAACAGTAGATCAAGGTTCAACATTTTCAGTCGAGATTGACGTAACAGACTCGGCTGGAGATCCATTAAACCTTACTGGTTATCAAGTTGCAGGGCAGATAAGAAAAACTTATAGCTCTAATACATTTACCAATTTTGCTGCATCTGTTTACAACAATATAGGTGGAGTAGTAAAAATAGAATTAAGCGCTGCTACTACGAACGCGATGAAAGCTGGAAGATATGTCTACGATGTAGAAATATCAAGAACTATTAATAGTGTTGATGAAGTTACTCGTATAGTAGAAGGGCAGTTAGAAGTTAAACCAGGAGTTACTAAGGTAATAGAATGACTATAAAGGCTAAGATAAGGCAGACCGGAAAGTTAATAGGTAAGGCACAGACACAGAATGAAATTGTAGCTACTTCAATGAAAATCCAAGCTGGTGAATTAAGGCTTGGAGATTTGGCCGATGTTGACGCATCTCAACAAGCAGATGGAACTATGATGATTTACGATGCTGCATCAGGCACATATAAAATTACAACTCAGATTGAAAATGAGAATCTGAATATAATAGGAGGCACGTACTAGTGGCTAATTTGACAAGAATAAAAATCTTAACTACGGGGTCAACCACTACCGCTCCTAGTAATCTAAAAACTGGTGAGTTAGCGTACTCCTACGTAGCTGGAACACAGGCAAATAATGGTGACAGATTATATATCGGAACAGGAGCTGAAAGCGGAAATCCTGCAGTTGCATCAACAGTTGATATTATTGGCGGTAAGTATTTTACTAGCTTATTAGCTCATGAGCACGGAGTACTAACTAATAATAGTGCAGTGATTGTTGGACCAACTGGAAAGGTTGATCAATTTAATGTAGACAATTTAAAATTAGATGGAAATTCTATTACTTCTACCAACACTGATGGTAATATAGTAATTAATCCAAATAATAATGGTAAAACCGTATTGCATAATACGTTTATTGGTGGGACAAGTGTAAGTTTAGAAGAATTTATTTATGATACAGTTGGAGGAGCAGTAACTGCAGGGACAGGAATTACTGTTACTAACGACGATGCTGGTAACTCATCAACAGTTTCTATTACAAACACTGGAGTATCTGCAGGAACATATGGTTCGGCTTCTAAAATTCCAGTACCTGTCGTAAATGCTCAAGGTCAAATCACATCTATTACTGATGTTCATCTTCCAGACTTAGCATTTTCTGGTGATTCTGGCACAGGAGCAATTGATCTTAATACTGAAACGTTGACATTTTCTGGCGATACCGGAATTACTACAACAGTAAGTGCAAACGATGTTAATATTGATTTAGACGATACTACTGTTAGTGCGGGTCAGTACGGTTCAGCAACTCAGATTGCACAGTTTACAGTCGACGTTCAAGGTAGGTTAACACAAGCTGCCAATATTAATATTGCTACAACTCTTAATATCGCCGCGGATAGCGGGACAGATGATGGAGTTGCTCTATTAACTGATACGCTTACTATTGCTGGTACAACTAACGAAATTGAAACATCTGTTACAGGCGATACAATTACAGTCGGACTACCTAACAACGTAGAAATTGGCAACAATCTTGTTGTTGGTGGCAACTTAACAGTTGAAGGTACAACTACTACTGTCGAATCTACTATTATTGCGCTATCTGATCCTGTTATTGCTCTTGCAGACGATACTACATCAGTCACTTCAGACGGATTTGATCGTGGTGCTAGATTTAAGTGGGGTAATGGAACAGCCGTTAAAACTGGTTTCTTTGGTTTTGACATTCAAACAGAAAGATTTGTATTTACTAAAGACGAAACAGTTACGTCCGATGATTTCTCATCGCCTTGGGGTGACGCTGAATTTGGAAATGTTTATGGTACTGGTGCTGACTTTGGTAATGTACAAGTTGGATTAGGCGACAATCAGACAATTACTACTGCATCTGGAAAACTAGTTCTAGACGCGTCAACCAATGAAGTTGAAGTAAATGCTTTCCTAGATGTTAATGGTAATGCTGACGTAAGTGGTACTTTAAATTCTACAACCCTCACTCTTACAAATGACCTCGCTGTTACTCATGGTGGTACTGGATTAAGTTCTTTCACCGGCAAAGCGGTGTTTATTTCTAACAATGCTGGAACTGCAGTCTCATTCCTAACTGGAACCGAAGGTAACATTATACAATTTAACAATCAAGGTGAACCTATTTCATCAAATATAATTGACGGCGGAGAATATTAATTCAAGGTTTCTTCTAGTATAAATAGAATAAAGGTTTATATAAACCATTAGAATTTTATACAGCTCTATATAGAGATTGACATAGGAGAAGCCTAAATTGGCCAGAAAGACAGACATTAGACTAAGGCGTTCTAATACAGAAAACGCTATACCAACTCACACCAATTTGAATGATGGCGAACTCGCCATGAACACCTATGACGGTGCTCTTTATTTCAAAAAATCTGATAACACGATAATTACTGCACACGATAATACTATTTTACATCTTAATAGTAATACAAGTCGTGTCGGTATTGGAACAACATCTCCGGCCGGTAATCTTCATGTCAAATCTGTAGGTGATGTCGGCGATGCTTTACTTATCGTTGAAGCAGATGCAGATAATAATGTTGAAGGCGATAATCCAAAAATTGAATTAAGACAGGATTCTGGTTTTGTTACAGGCGCTATGTATTTAGAAGGTAATGCCGCCTCACAAGCAACTAACTCATTACAAAACGGTTTTTTACTAGACGCAAAAGGAGCCTCAAGCGATGGAGGCACAATACAATTTGCTACTGGTGGATTAGCCGCTAATCAAAGTGGCGGACCGACCAATAGTGCTGTGAGAATGACAATTCTACGGGACGGAAACATAGCCATTGGTCAAATCACATCTAGCCATAAACTTACAGTAGCAGGAAATACTTTCTTATCAGGCGATAACAGACATGTATATTTTGGTGGTAATAATACTTTTATTGGAGAAAATTCTAGTTCTAGTAAACTAGAATTAAGAGGCGGCGGGTCTAGCTCATCAGAAACAGTTTATGTCAATAGTAATGGAGCAGTCGGTATTGGGATAATTGCACCTACTGAAAAGCTTCATGTTGTTGGTAATGCAATTTTTCATTCTGGTGCGGCATACGGCGATTTAGTCGTTGGGCGTGGCTCCAACCAAGAAATTAAATTATACGTTAGTGACGCAAATACACAAATTATTGGATATCAGGATAGTGACAGTGATGGAAATCATTCTTTCGATATAATCAGAGAATTTGATGGTGCTGGTGAAAATGATTTTACTATTAGAAAGGGGTCAGGATCAGTACAATTTGATATTAATAAAGATGGTAATATTACATTTAATAATGCATTTACTTTTCCAAATGCAGATGGACAAGCTGATCAGATATTAAAAACAAATGGAAGTGGTACCTTAACTTGGGCAAATGATTCTGGTGGTGGATCTTCAGTTAGTCTATCCGATAGTGATAACGACACTCTTATTCAAGTAGAAGAAAGCAATGACGAAGATATAATTAGATTTGATGTTGCGGGTTCTGAAGTTGCTCAAATGACTGACGACGGCCTTATATTGAATGATGGATATAATTTTGAAGGCGATGTTATTGGAGCTATTAAATTTAAGGCACAAGCTGGTGAAGCTTTAACAAAGGGTGATGTAGTTTATATATCTGGTATATCAGGTAATACAACAGTAGTATCAAAGGCAGATGCAAATGACGCTGCTAAAATGCCGGCGTTTGGATTAGCTGCAAGTACAGTAAGTTTAAATGCTGCGGTACAAATTGTCACATTTGGTACTTTACAAGGAATAGACACATCATCATATTCAGAAGGTGATGAACTATACGTTAATGTATTAGCCGGCACACTCACAGATAGCGCTCCTACAGGTTCTAGCTCTGCGTTACAAAAAATAGCAAAGGTCACTCGATCAGATGCAAGTGCTGGTTCAGTAAAAGTTTCAGGAGCTGGAAGAACAAACGCTACTCCTAATCTTGATGAAGGTAAGATATTTGTAGGTAATGCTTCTAATAAGTCTGTTCAAGGCGATGATACACTTCATGTTGATATGGCTAATAGCCGTGTTGGTATTAATAAAGCTTCTCCCGACCGTTCACTGCATATTGATGGAACTGTTAGAATCGACGGGGGAACAGGAGTAGTTTCGACTGGTGTTTTAGAAGTAATGCAAAATGGCGATACTGCCAATAACGCAATCGCTCTAACAAGCAGTAATGCCGTTTCAACTAGGATATGGAAAAATGGTAGTGGAACATTTTTTATTGGATCGTCTAGTGCTAATAACGCTTTTCAACAATTAGTAAATGGCAATACTACTATCAATGCTCAAGAGTTTACTATAGCACATGCCAACCCAACTCTTATATTAAAAGACACAACTGACGACGATGATCATAATATATTATTTAAAGACAGCTCCGATAATACTATTGCTAAAATAAGTACAGCTTTACCAGTAATGGATGATTTAAATATTGGTACTGTTACTGCTAGGGAATTTAATCTATTCACAAATAACACCACCGCGATGTCAATCGACACATCTCAAAACTCAGTATTTGCAGGTGATGTTTCTATTTTAACCGGCACAAGCGCTAAGCAAGCTAGTGATATGTTATATATTGGCGGATCCGGTTTAGGTAGCACTGATGCAGCAATTTATCTAGGAAATGCCGGTGACGGAACTGGATATGGATGGAGATTTTTCTATAAAGGTTCTGGTGATGGTAATGAAAATAGATTAATTATTAGATCTGAAAATTCCGGATCGCCAGTCGATGCATTGTCGTTTACCCAAAATGGCCAGGCATTATTCGGCGATAGCATTGTAATGGGTAATAGTGAGAAGATATACTTCTTATCAAATGGTGACGCGAATACTGGATCATCGTATTGGTATAGAGCTGGTGGTAATGCTACTAGATTGCTTTATAGAGATAATGTTTTAGTGTTTGATGCATATCAAGATCATTCTGCTGAATTTAGAAACTCTAACGATGATATTATATTTAAAGTCACTCCAAATGCAACTGCTACTAATAGTGCAACAATAGTTAGTAATGGTAACTTTTCTATCGCTAATGGAGCATTAAATATTGGAGGATCTGAGCTTTCTGACAATAATAGAAATGTAACAACTAATAATTTAACTGTTGGTGGTAATTTAACAGTTAATGGTTCTGTGACAACATTAAACACTGCCACGCTTACCGTTGATGATTTAAATATTACAATCGCTGATGGAGCCGCTAATGCAGCTGCCGCAAATGGTGCTGGAATTACGGTTGATGGTGCAAATGCTACAATTACATATACATCAGCCCAAGATGAATGGAACTTTAATAAAAATGTAGTAATCGGCGGAAAGGACACAACTGCTTCTTTCCCACTTATGATAAGATCTGATTCTGCGCATAAGGGACTTCATATAGAAGAAAATGCTGGCGCCGAAAGTTGGCAGATGGGCGTTAGTGTTACTGGCGATTTACACTTTTATAATTCTGGTTCTAATACTGCTTCTGTTACTTTTGAAGATAGTGGTGATGTTGGTATTGGGGTATCAGCACCAGGCCAAAAATTAGATGTTGCAGGTAATGTTCGAGTTACAAATAACGCAGCATTTATGGGAACAAATGTCGCTGGAAGTTCTAGGTCGCTTGTGCATTTGGGCAATGATAATATTCTAAGAATAAAGGGTAACGATTCAGAAGGTTCTGCTAATGTAATGTCTATGATTGCTGGCGGTAGTGTTGGTATTGGAACTACTGCGCCAATCGCTAAGCTTGATGTGAACGGAAGTATTAATGTAAAACAAGCTACTTCTATTGCATTAGCTCAAGACACTTCTAGTACTGTTGCTATTCTAATTCCTAGAGGTTTAAAAATTGCAAGTAATACCACAGGAGATTATATTAGAAATATAATTGAACACGGTGGTACGACCGGTAATGGTCCTATTAATATTGGCCAACAAGGAACGGCCATTATTACTGATATTAATTTATATCCTGGAAGTTCAGGAAAAATGCAGGTTTTCTCTGATGGAACTTCAACAGCTAAAGTTGTAATTGATTCCGCAGGTAAAATGAGCATAGGAAATAATAATCCAGAATATAATCTTGATATTCGTGGCGATAGCCCAGTTTTAAGAATTGCCGATGACAATTTAAATAACGTAGAAGATGCTGCAGCAATTTGGTTTGGTGAAAATGATACAAGTGAATCCAGAGGGGCTGGTATAACATATGACGGAGCTAATAACGCTTTACATTTTAGAACGAGTAATAACGGTGCAACTTTAACAGATCCATTTGATTCAGAAAAACGTATGACAATACTTGAAACAAATGGTAATGTCGGAATAAACATAACAGACCCAGATGAAAAATTAGAAGTCAACGGATCTATTAAAGTAGACTACAGTAGCACAAATGCTAATATGTTTAAGCAAGGAAACGCTTTTGGTGGTGGGTCTATTACTCCTTTTAATAACAGTGGACATTTTGTTTTTAATGTAGAATATACAGCTGGAGATTCTGATTACATCTGGAGAGTAAACGATACAACTGAGCTGATGAGACTTGAAGAACAAGGACAGCTTGGTATCGGAACGAATAACCCAACTGAAAGACTGCACGTATCTAATATAACCGGTGGTGAAACTAAAATACGAATCGATTCACTAGACAATGCTAGAAACAATTATATTGGTATTACTGGACATGATAACTTAGTATTGTCTGCAGATGCTGGTCAAGAGGGCGCGGACAGTTCTATTAGATTTAATGTTGATAATGCAGAAGTTGGTAGATTTACGCACCATGGCAGATTTGGAGTTGGAGGAATTATTCCAGCTACTACTTTAGAAATTTCTGATAGTGCGCCTAAACTAAGAATTACAGATACTAGAAATATTTCATGGACCGTAGGTGATACTATGGCGTCAATTGAATTTGATAGTGACGATTCATCAGGTGGAGCAGGGACCTCAGCTGAGCCTAGAGCGGCAATTACAATGTATGCGGCCAGCACTTTTGGTTCATCAACAGGCCTAGCCTTCTATACTAAGTCTGATACTACTGACTATCCAACTAGGCAAATGGTTATTACTAACGACGGCAAGGTTGCTATCGGTACTTTAACAGCAAATGCTAAGCTTCATGTATCAGATGCGTCTGCACCAACATTTAGACTTTCAAGAACTGGCACAGGTCAAATTTGGCAACAGTCTATTGATTCAAGCGGTAGATTTCTTTTACAAGAAGGAGCAAGTGAAGGCGGTACAAAATATACTAGATTCGCAATAGATGATGATGGAAACGTAGGTATCGGCACAGGTGATCCAGGAAGGAAATTGCACGTTGAAGGGGACAACAATACTGCTATAACTGTTGTATCACCAAATACAAACTATGCTCAATTAGCTTTAGGTGATACAGATGATGATAATTATGCTCAACTAATATTAGATAATGCTACTAATAAACTACAACTTCAAAATGGCGGCGGAGGAGTTGTAGGCGAAAGAGGAATTACATTAGATAGTTCAGAAAAAGTCGGTATTGGAACGTCTTCTCCAAGAGAAGAGCTGGAAGTTAATGGTACTATATTCGCAACTCCGGCCAGCTATGCATCAAATCAGAATACGTATGTCTTAAAAGTAGGAGCTACTAATAATACTGCCTGGGATGGAATGGGCTTTAAGTTGAAGTCTTTATCTGGTGGATCGCCGTATCTAAGTGTTATGGGAAGTCCTTCTGTTGAAACAATGGTCTGGAAAAGCCAGCATGTAGGCATGGGAATTGCTGATCCATCTGTAAGCGGATCTAGAACTACTTTACACATTGATAATGTAAGTAACGGCTCAGCAATTAGACTATCACAAAATGACTCAGGGGCGTTATTTAGATATGATACGACTGCTGGCTTAAAAATAGGAACCATTTCTACTGAAAATTTAACACTTGAAACTGACGATGTCGCTAGGTTGGTAATTGCTGCAGATACCGGTAATGTTCTTATTGGCACTAATACAGTACAGCCTGAAAAGCTTTATGTAAATGGTGCTACAAGAATTGTCGGCCAAGGCAATACGCAACCTGCGTTTGAAGTATTTACTAGTCAAGATAATGACGCCACTGATGATTACAATGCTATGGTTATTGATTATAATGTTACCGGTAGCCAAACGATTGTTTCTGATGATACACTTCATAAAGCTTTATTCATTGATGTAGATTCTACTGCAACCGGAGGCACCACAGCAGACGAGCATAGACTTTATGGAATGCATATTGATATAGATTTTAGTGGCGATAGCGATATAGTTTACGGTTCTTTAGTTCAAGCCGAATCTAATACGACTGCTGGCCAGGTGACTAGTTTATATGGTGTTTACGGCCAGGCCGTAAACGATACTTCAGGCACTGGTAAAGTACTAAACTCATATGGCGGATATTTTAATGCACAGTTTCAGCATAGCTCTACAAATACAACTAGAGATCAAAATATAATAGGTGCTTACGCACGTGCCGCAGTCGTAGCTTCAGCTGATGGCGGTGGAATGAATGATGTTACTGGCTTATTTGCTGAAGTTGAAATTGATGATATAGGCCAGGCCGGAGTAATGGATAATATATATGTTGTAAGAGCATATTATGACAATGATGATACAGCTAATAATTATCTGGATATGGGATCCACATATCTATTTCATGGAACATACGCTGGCGGAATTCCTGCTAATGCAAATAGTGCTTATGGTATGTACATTAGCACTAATGTTAATAACTACTTATTGGGCTCTTTAGGAATTGGTATTCAAACAACCGGTCAGAGCTGGCCCTACAAATTAGACGTCCAAGGAGAAGCTAATAAAGCTGCAACTAGAATAAGAAATAATACTGTTACTAGCTCTGATTGGTGGTCAAATTCACAAGCTGCATTACTTATAGGAAATGTTGATACAAGCCAATCAGCTATACTAAAGTTTGATCGTGCATCAAGCAGAATCGTATATGGTTCCAGCAGCACTGATGATAGATTAGTTTTCTCGTCACGTCATTCAACTTCAGCTAGTTCTGATCAAGTAGTATTTGACAATAACGGAAACGTAGGTTTAGGAACTACAGCTCCGGGTCAACAGCTTCATATTAAGAAAACTGTAACTGCTACAACAACTGCAGGTTTGGCTGGTATTAGATTGCAAAATGATGATACAAATACTAATTCTAAAACTGGTATTGTATTTCAAAAAGCTAGGCCAACATCTGGAACTTCTACTTCATACTTGTATCAAGACTCATATAATGTGACTATGGACTGCGATGAAGCATTCACTGTTAAGACTAACGGTAGTAATTCATTACACATAGCCGGAACAGGCCTCATCGGGATTAACAATCCTGGTCCAGATTATAGACTGGATATTGGAAATCAATCGTCTCCATCTACTACTAACACTATAAGAATTGGACAGCAGAATAGTGGAACAGCAATTCGTATTGGTGCAGGTGGCGGCTCTTCAGATGTAGTACTACTCAGAGTTGATGGTGATAGTACTGATAATAAACATGATGGTACAACAGATGCTGGAGCATATGGATTTTCGCTAAAGTATATGGGCTCTAGATCAGGAAATGAAAATGCACTTGCGATCATGTCTGATAATGGCGGTAATGTTACTCAGGTAGAAGCATTGACGGTATTACAGGCCGGTGAAGTTGGAATATTTAATGCATCACCTAAAGCTAGATTCCAAGTAGAAGAATACGGAATTGATACAACAGAAACATCGTCTTCGGCTACTACTGAAATTGCTATACACACTTTCCCAATTGCTGACTTTAGAAGCGCCAGGTTTACAGTTCAAGTTACTAATTCAACTGATAATACATATCACACAACTGAGTTATTGGCTTTACATGATGGAACAACTGCAAATATTACGGAGTTTGGAACAGTATTTACCGGATCAGCCATTGAAGCTCAGTTTGACGCGGACGTAAATTCTGGAAACTTTAGACTATTAGCAACTCCTTCTTCTACAGATAGCATGGAATTTAAAGTTGTATGTCATAGTTTGACAGTTTAATATGTATAAATAGTATTATAATTTAACCGTGGACAGTGAAACGGAGTACACATGGCAACAGATCATAACTTTAAGGTCAAAAACGGCCTTGCCGTAGAAGGCGCAGATTTAAAAATAACCGGGGACGGAAACGATACTCGAATAGAATCAGGTGGAGAAATCAGATTTCGACCTGAAGGTTCTTCATCGAATAAAGTCAGAATTACGTTAAACGAACTTGAAGTCTCAGGTTCCATTGACGCATCTGCAGATCTAAAAACAAATAACACAACTCGTATTAATTCTTCCGGAGGCTTTACTCTAGGCAGTGGATCCATGACTGGTCCGGTTACAATTTCACCTCCAAGTGGACAAAATACCGTATTAAATCTAAACGGAGCATTAGATACGTTCTTAGAAAAGGACACTGGTAGCCACTTTTATATTGCTAATAATGTTGAAGATAAAGACATAAAATTTAGAATTAATAACGGTGGAACTCAAAAAATTCCATTAACAATACACGGACAATCTGGCACAGTAGATTTAACTGGCGATTTAGATGTGTCTGGAGATCTCGCAGTTTCCGGCGATTTAAATATTACAGGTGATATCAATTCAGTTAGCACTACTGATTTGGATATTACAGATAAGACTATTACATTATCAAAGGGATCAACTAGTTCTTCAACCTCTGATGGCGCAGGTATTATTATTGAAGGTCCGTCACCTGCACCTGAACTAAAATACCAACATTCGAATGCCAGATGGACGTTAAATAAAGAAGTATTTACTCCGTCAGGATTTATGATTGGTACAACATCTACTGATGTTGGATTGATGAGAAATAGTTCAGGCGTATTTGATTTCCAAGCTCAATCAGGTCGTGAAATTTCATTTAGTAATGCTACTAATGGTGAACATGTAAGAATTGATGCTGACGGCAAAGTTGGTATCGGAACAGATAACCCAGGTGTTAATTTACAAATTAATGATAGTACTACTACTCAAACTAATTCCGAATTTAGAATTTACGGATATGATACGGGAACTAGTGATGCAAAATATGGTAGAATTTTTATTGATAGTGGCGGTAATTTAAATGTTGCGGCTCAGGATAGTTATTTAATATTGACCTCAGGAAATTATATCCAAGCAAATGATACGCTCTACGCATTAGAATCTATATTAATGCGCAACAACAAAAAGATTCAGATGGCTGGTAGTGATGGTGGCTTTAATGGAGTAATGAATGTTAGCACAAGTGACGTCGTTCAAGTTGGAGGTGTTAGTGGTTGGGGTGGTACAATTGGCCAGCTAGCTCTTTATAGTAATGATGGCGAAGCTGTTCGTATAGATGAAAATCAATGGGTCGGAATAGGAACTAATGATCCATCTAGAAAGCTTCATGTTTATCAGAACAATGGAACTAATGTAGTTGCAGCATTTGAGTCAAACGACGCGCAAGTGTGGATTGATTTACGTGACTCTAATAGCACTAGTTATGGCGGAAGTGCTTATGGATGTTTACTGGGTCATGATCCTGTTAACGATCATTTGTTTATAGTTGCTGACGGCAACGTAACTAAACATTTTGTAGTAGATAATACAGGAAATGTTGGTATAGGAACTAGCGACCCTAAAACAGATTTGCACGTATTAGGAGCTTCGGGAAATGCTCAAGCTACAACTGTCCGATTAGGCGGCGATGGCGCAAATGGAAATCATACTCCTAAGCTAGAATTTACAGAAGGTACAACCGGCACAAGCATGAATTTTGGATTTTCGCTTTTAGCCGATGGCAATAGCAGTAATAATTTCCTTATAAGGAATCATAATAGTAGCACTGGCGGAGCTGTTGCAATTTGTGTTGACCGTGCAACAGGATTTGTTGGAATAGGAAATAATTCGGGATCACCTAAGTCCAGGCTTGATATTAACTCAAGTGGAGATAATTTTGTATATTTAAATTATACAAGAAGTACTGGTGGAACAAATGAAAAGTATTGGAGATCTGGAATTGAAACAAATCACAGGTTTGCAATTGGTAAAGTTAACGACGCATATAATAGCTTATCCGAGTATCTAACAATACTTAGTGGTGGTAATGTTGGTATTGGCATTAATAATCCATCTGAAAAATTAGAAGTCAATGGAAATATAAAGGCTGATACATTAAAAATCGATAATATAGTATTTGAAGATGAAGATGGATCTCCTACTGATAGTATTACCGCATCTACGGAATGGGATGGAACAAATTCAACACTTTCATTCGAAGGTTCGGCTGGACAATTATTTGCCATTAGTAATAACTTAACTGGAACTATATTCTCTGTAAATGACATTTCAGGTATTCCAAGTATTGAAGTTGAAGATGACGGAGAAATTCGTTTTGCTGAGTTTGGTGGATATGTAAAAATCGGACATGACTCATCAGTTCCCGGCCAAGAAGCGCCTCTCATCGTAACTAAAACACAGGGAACTTTACCACCGGCTCCAGACACTCCAAGTAAAAACGTTGCAGTGTTTCAAAATAATTCAACTGCCGGAGAATATTCAATTATTTCGATTATTGGTGGTAATACCGGTAGATCATCTATTCATTTAGGTGATACTGATGACGATAATGCTGGAGCTATATACTATACACATAACGATAACAAATTACATTTTAGAACTAATAGTTCCGGTGATGATGTTCAAATAGAAAGTGATGGCACGTTAAATATTTCAACCGGTGATTTACGTTTAGGCGTTGGTAAAAAGTTTTATATGGGCGGTAGTAATCATACATATATCAGCGAAGACATCGATGACAGATTACGATTCTTCACTGGTGGCCAAGAGTTTATGAGATTCACTGAGGCTGGAACAGACACAGTAAACTTCTACACGCCAGTTTCTTCATCAGGTACTATTACCGCTCCGGCTCTAAACGGTACGGATAGTACAAATAATGTCGGGTTTAATATTGCAACAGACAGCACTAGTAACGGTAGAGCATTTATAATTTTAGATAGTGATTCAACCGATGGCGTTGGAGTTGGAAGTGATTATACGTATATTGGTTCAGATTATGCTTCCTTTAGAGGCTGGGTAAGTGCCGGACAAAATGGTGCTTCAGGCGGCGTAAGGGTTTCTGACGGAAGTGGCACAGCTCCTACATTGTCATTTGCTGATAGAACTGACACTGGTTTATGGGCTCAAGATTATAGTACCGGCGAAGACAGAGTAATGATAAGTACTGGAGGTTCTATTAGAGCTGAGGTTCAAAGTGCGGGTGTTTATTCATATGCAAATGTATATGCTGTTAATGAGTTTAGAAATATTACTAATACCTGGAAAGCAACTACGTCTCAAGTTTCCCAAGATTTTCAGTTTATAGGTAACACAAGCAATACTCCTGTGACAATAATGCATTTAGATACCGGCAACGCAAACGTTGGTATTGGCACGACTAGTACAGATTCTACGTATAAACTTCAAATTGCTGGAGCTCAGCGTACTACAGTTACTGGTTCTAACACGGTGGCCGGTTGGTTTGAAAATACAGACGATCATGATTATAATATTAGAATTGTACCAAAGCTTTCATCGGGAGGTTATAATCCAATAACTTCTACTGGAGACTCTGGAATAATTTTCTCAACCGATAACGACCATACTAATGCTGTTGATAATAATGGATTAATTATTGCGCCACATAGTGATGAAAAAGGTGGGTTGTATATTGCGGAAAGCGGTAACGTTGGTATTAATGTAAGAAATACTGGGTCTCAGGCTTTATGGGTAGAAATTCCAACTGCGCAGCAAAGTGATACAAATCTAGTAGCATATTTTAAATCTCACAATAATAAAGCGTGTATTCAAATTACAGATAATGATACAACTGCAGTTGTATCAGCTGAAGGCACTAGGATGTCTTTAGGTGGTCAACAAGGTGTTCATGCAAATAACGTAAATATTAACACTTCAAATGCAAATACAGGAATAGGTATTATTACTGGTAGTGATGGTGATTTAAGCTTAAATGTGCCGCGGCTTCATGTAAAAGCTGATACTCAGCAGGGTGTTAATGCGTTAGTCGCTAGATTTGAAGCTGGTAATGATAATGATAATACCGGCGCAGCAATTCTCATCAACCATTCAAATGATAGAGGATTGTTAATTGAAGGCGGTAGATCTAACTCGGATAGAGCAATAGCACATTTGGGTCTTGTCACTTCAGGTGGTGATCACAATCGCGTTTTGACAATTAGACAAGACGGAAGTAATTACTGGGCAGGTATTGGCACAGAAGTTCCTGAAGCGCTTTTACACGTAAAGGCTGCTAGTGGAACTACAGCAACTATAAGAATCGAAGGCGGCAGCAACACTGTTTCTGCAAGCGGCGAAATAAATTCTCAACTTGACTTTGGTTCAAATGATGGTTCTGTAAACAGCGCTGGCCAAGTTGGAGGTAGAATAGCAAGTGTTACCGAAAATACAAACGGCGCTTACACTGGAATGGCGTTTTATACCTTCACACAAAGCGGGTCTCCTGATTTAGCTGAGAAAATGCGAATCAGGTACGATGGTAGTGTTGGAATTGGAGAGGCCTCTCCAACAACTGGAAAGCTTGTAGTAAATGGTAATACTAATCAGTATACACTTAGACTAAATGGTGGAACTTCATCCGGAACTAGCTATGGTGCTAGGATACGTGCCGGAACTAATACTTCTGATTATGGATTAATAGTTGAAAATACAAGCGCGGGCCCGCAGTTTGCTGTTAGAGGTGATGGCCATGTAGGTATTGGAACTAATGACCCTATCGATCAATTTCATTTAAAAAGTTCCAGTGGTGATGCAAGGATGGTTCTTGAATCTCCAGTAGATTCCGATTGTGAAATTAAACTTTCAGAGAATGGAACGGTAAAATTCACTGTTGGATTTAATGCAGCAGATGATACATTTAGAATAGGAACTACTAACGTAGACACAAACCCAAGGATGGCTATCACTTCGGCCGGTAAAGTTGGATTTGGTAGAGAAAATCCGCATAATAAATTTCATGTAATTGGCGATGGACGTTTTGAAGGAAACCTAATGACGGGAAGTGCCTCGTATACTAACGTTCCCGCTAAGGCAATTCATATTAAAGATAGTGGCGATAACGCATGTCTAAGAATAGAAGACTCTACTGGCAGTAATAAAGTTTATGATTTTAGAGTAAATACTGGAGCTGGTTTAAAAATTATTGACCAAGGGACAGTAGGAACGGGGAATAACGTAAGATTTAGAATTGAAGACGATGGTAAGGTTGGTATTGGCAACTTCCCAACAACTAATAACAATTCTAATAATCATGATTCAATTGCTCCTGCGGCAAGGCTTCACGTATATGATACTGGTGGCGGTGGAACAGAAAAGCCATTAATGATATTAGAAAATTATATCGGCGATCATGGTACTACACCTTCTAAAGTAAGTATTGATATAAGAAACCAAGACAGTAATAATAATCCTAACAGAGTATCATTAAAAAATGTCACCGTCAATTCTACGACTTATGGAGTAAACGATGAAGCTGCTGCTCACTTTGTTATTGGACTAAGTAAAGGTGGAAATGTTATAGAAAGAGCAATGTTCCATGCTGACGGTCATATGTCTATTGGTACTTCAATGTTTAATCCGTATACTCACGTGAACACCGGATCTTACTTTAAACCAAAAACAAATGTAACTAGTAATAGAACTTTATCAATCGGGGGTGGTGATGCAGGCGCTGATATTAGTTTAGTTTCTAGTACTACATCTGATGATGGACACGTTGGTGGATTATTTTTTACTTCTACTGCTGGTGCAACTGATGCGCATAAACAATTAGCCGGTATAGATTGTGTATATGATAAACATGCAACTAGTGACGCGGTAAGTGGTGGTCATTTAAGATTCTTTACTAAACCTACTGGATCTGGTATTAATAGTCCAAGAATGTGGATACACCAAAATGGTAATATCTACATGAAAAATCAGAGTGGTTCAGATGTGGTAGCATTTGATGCACAAAACTCTAGATTTAACTGTGATTGGTTTGGTGGTTATCAATATGCAGCCAATTCGTTCCTAGATTTTGATAATGACTCACCTGGTAGTAGTGGATCTAATGGTGTTCATTTGGCGTCAGTTGCTGGTATGGACTTTACTATTGACTCAAATAACAATGGGACAGCTGATGAATTTACCTGGCGCGTCAACTCGCCTACAGCGTCAACCGGCACTGAGTTGATGAGCTTAGACAGCGACGGTGATTTAACAGTTACTGGAGCTCTTGCCGCAACAACAAAATCATTTGATATTGAGCATCCAACAAAAGAGGGTAAGAGATTACATCATGGTGTTCTTGAAGGACCCGAGCATGCAGTATATATTAGAGGAAAAACAAAAGAATCAATCATTCAATTGCCTGAATATTGGAATGGGCTAGTTCATGAAGATACTATAACTGTTCAGCTTACAGCAATTGGCCGGTCAGAATATCTTTATGTCGACGGCATTAAAGATAACACTGTAAGTATTTCTAATGACACTGAATATTTTTACTTTATACAAGCCGAGCGTAAAGATGTCGAAAGGTTTGAGGTAGAATATGACGACGTCGACTAATCAAAAAATAGTTACCAGGGGATTAAAATACGCCTGGGATATGAATAATAAAAAGTCGTGGAAAGGTAAACCGACTACTAACTTATTAAGTAATCCTGATTTTAGTAATGGAACTACTGGCTGGACTCTAACTTCAAGGTCGTCATCGACACACAACGATACTATGGAAATTAGATACGAGCCTAATGGTACACCGTATCTTAACATGCATTTGGAAAGAACTTCCGGCAGCGGGAATAGTTGGTCTCACTTAAGACAAGGCTCTGTATTCTCCTCGACTGGAAATTATGCAACTTCAGGACAATTTAGAGTTAATGCGTATTCGGTATCTAGTGGGAGCACATTGTCACAGTTTAGAGGGTCCGCCTTTTATAATGATTGGTGGTCAGCAAATAGACCTATTAGAAATATATCTGCAAGTGATATAGGTCAGGGATGGTTGGATTTAGAATTAAATAGAGATTACGTGTCCTCATATACTGATAGTAACGGAACAGTTTATAATTTAGATGGGTGTTTTGAATTTTATACTGGAAGTATGCCAGCCGTTGGAGATCTTATTGATATCGATATAAGATTAATTCAAATAGAGTCAGGCACTTTTGCCACGCCTTTTGTGAATGGCACTAGAACGAATACGAACTCATTACGCGATATGACTTCTAGTAATACTCTTACACTAAGCGCGCTTACATATAATTCTGACGGGACTTTTGAGTTTGATCAAAGCGCTTCAAATAGAATTACATCTGATAAACTTATGAGAACTCTTATGGATAGTGTAGACACTTATACGTATTCATGTGTTATAAAAAGAACAGCGTCTATGCCTGACGGTCACGGGATTGCTTTAGGACTTCAAGGATATAACTGTGGTATTCTTTTAAAGAACGATGGTATTATTGCAAGTAATTGGTATAATAATGGGTCGGGGTATTCTGTTAAACAAAGCGGAACTGCAACTTTAGCAAATAACACTTGGGCCCATGCGACTATGACTTGGAATTGTAGAGAAAACATGAAGCTGTATATTAATGGCGAACTAACACATACTGTATCGGTTTCTGCTCAAACTGGTAGTAGCAATAATGAATGGTATGGAGTAACGTCTGCACACAGTAATCCAATAATGGCTGGCGGTGGTTCGAGTCATTGGGAAACAAATTCTGTAATAAAAGAAGCTCAGGTGTATGATAGAGAGTTAAGTGCAGAAGAAGTAAAACAAAATTTTATTGCGGTGAGAGGTAAATACGGTCTATGATTTCTCATAACAGCAAAATTACTCTTGATGGTTTAGAACTATATTGTGACGCAACAAATCCTAAAAGTTTTGAAGGTGAGGCTACTACAAATCTATCAAATACTTCGGCCGGAGTAAAGGATTGGACTATCGGCAATCTTGTGGCAAGTGTTTCTTTATCTACGGTTACAACTAATAGCGTATATAGGATTACTAGTGGGTCTACGGCTGGGGCTTTTAGATTTTATTTTAATGTTAGTAATTTAACGGACGGTGAAACGTATACTATGAGTTTTAGAAATAAAATTATCAGTTCAACTGGTGGAGTAACTCCTAATTTTACTCCTACAGATTGGAACGATCAATCTATAACAAAGACACAAACGTTAAATAACGATCATTGGTATCATACCGCAACTGGTTCAAGAAGTACATATACAAATACGTATAGATTTATGGATTTTTATATTACTGCAAATACAGTAGTTGAGATATACGACGTTCAATTAGAAGAAAAAGATCATGCTACGCCGTACGTGGCGTATCAGAGAAATACATGGAAGGACTTGACTAAAAACGGTTATGATTTAAATTTTGTCAGTGGAACTCCGGAGTATTCATCTACTAATAACGCGGTGTCCTTTAGAAGCGCTGATACAGAATATAGTACGGCAACTATTGACAAAGGAATACTAAAAGCTACTAACGAACTTGGAGAGTGGTCGTTAGAATGTCTATTTAAACAAATAAGTGATTCTAATGCCAATGAAGCCGTAATTATAGGAAGAAGCGGACATCACGGCGGAATATTAGTTCAGACAAATCATATACGCCATCAAATAAGAACTGTTGATGGTAGTACAGGACAGTTATCTGAATCGGCTGGAAACATGACAAATGGAAATTGGTATCATAGCGTTATGACATATGAAAATGGTTTAGTAAATTCGTATTTAAATGGCGTATTAGTTTCTTCCGATCAGTTCGACAAAAATACTTATAATATACGCGCGTACGATAACACCTTATATGTTGGAGGTATTAGTGGTAGATATCCTAATATTGATTTATCGCTAGTTAGGGCTTACTCTAAAGCTTTAAATAGCTCTGAAGTTCTTACTAATTATCACGCGACAAAGGGAAGAATGATATGAGTTTATTAGTTGCCATTGATGCCTATAATCCGTCTAGCTGGAAGGGTAGACCTACTAACAATTATTTAGCTACTTCTACTTGGGGCCAGGCCAATAGTGTTGGAAGATCTGACAAAAAGCCTTTTGCCAGTAATAGCCACTCTGCTAGTGGTCAGTTGGCTTCTGATGCAAACTGGTATGTTGGTCCAATTATAAACATTCCAGAATTGCCTGTTGAAGATTGTAATATATTTTATGTGGAAGATAGTAATCCAGACAATTATTCTAGATGGAGCCCCCACGCTGGGTTTGACATTGACGAATTAGATACACTAGATGTTACTCACGTTTTAAGTTGTTATGTTTATATACCTCCAGGAACAACGGTAGGTAATAGCACATTTTCTACGGTCACGCAAAATAGCACAGGTGCGGATTGGCATACACAAAATTCAACCGCTTCTTCGGCAGTATATAATAGCCAATATAATTATTGGAATTTTACCGCAGATATAAATCAAACTGAGGTACTGGCAAACACTAGCACTCGTGGTTCATGGCAACGAATACACGTTCCTTTTGTTCCTAAAAGCACTATTAGAGATCAGGAAAGTGATAGTCCTAGGATAGATAAACTAGGCGGATATTTAAGGCCTAATTTAGTAGGACAGTCTAACTATAATTATCTGTACATTGCAGCCAGTCAGCTAGAAGAAGGTAGCTTGCCTAGTCCGTACATTAGAGGCGAAAGATCTAATACAGAATCTATATTAGATTTGTCTTCTTATAAGCGAACGGTTACTGCTACATCATTAACATATGGATCCAATGGCAAATGGGAATTCACGAATACGTCAAACGATAAAATAACAATAGATAATAACAACGATCTACATCCAGATGGAGACTTTTCAGTTGAGTGGTGGTTTTATTGCGATTCTTCTCAAAATAATCCATATCCAAGAGTTTTTGATAAAACCAATCCGTTATGCCATATAGGACAGACGTTTCCTACTTATGTAGCATTTAATAAAACAATTGCCGGAAGCACGTTAAGACAAACAACTGCTTCAAGTCCTATTAATCACAGCACTTGGTACCATATAGCATTTACATATAATGGTAGATACGCAAAAATATATATTGATGGAGTATTAGTCGTAGATAAAGACTGGACCACTGTAGAATATTTAAGCTCAGGTGGAATTGGGACTGATATGACTATTGGTGGAAACAGCGGAACAAGCAGAAGTTTTAATGGTAAGATAGAGATGTTTAAATTCTATAAGGATGAGATATTATCAGCCGCTGAAGTAAAACAAAGTTATTTAAGAGGAAGAGGGAGATACCTATAAGGTATAAATAGAAGCATGCAAGCTAATTTTAAGTATAATAAATCAACTGGAGAACTTACAATCGTAGATAAAGATGGTGAGGAAATGTCAGTACACGCAGAAATTACATCTGATACACCGACTAGAGTATTGTTTTATGTGCAATGCGACGTCGAAGATGATTTTAGTTTATATCCATATTTAGAACCAGGAGTTGACGATGGCGACTAGAACATCATCCCAGTCAGGAAATTTTAATTCTACCTCAACTTGGGGAGGCTCTGCAGTTCCCGTAGATGGAGATCAATTTGTGGTTTCTGCCGGTCATATAGTAACCGTTAGCGATGATCGCAGAACTACTAACGGTTATCATGATTCTACGTGTTATGGAAAGCTTCATATTACTGGTTCTGGCAAAATACGAATGAACGGCAATTTTACAGTTGATCACGTAAATGGTACCGGCGGAACAAATGCTAATGATATAAATTATTATTTTATAGAAAACAACGCAAATACCGGGCCGTATTTTTTAATGGACAACGGTGCTATTTTTGAAATAAAAGGTAACGATGCAGACCAACATTCGATTAGAATGAAAGGTCGATACGTAATGACATTTGAAGTTAATGGTAATAATCCTAATCAAGAAACTACGTTAAATGGCGCAAAGACTATAGGATCTACGGCGCTGACGTTTACTTCAGCATCTGGCTTTGCCGCAGGTGATTGGATTCAAGTTTATAGAACTCTTGAAAATACAAATCAATACTGGAATCACGGAAAAATGGATGAAGGGTTTATTGTGCATGATGTGAGCGGTAACGCCGTTTATTTTAGACAATTTGTTTCTCCTACTGCGGTTATTGAAAAAGTTAATGGAACTAAGGTACGAGTCGATGATGCATCGGCGTTTAGAGTTGGACAAAAGGTTATTTTTGGAACTGGATCAAACAGAAATATTAAGACTATTACAGATATAGGGCTTGGCGGTAATCGTATAACATTTAATAACGCTGTTGCTGGTAGTGTAGTAGGAGAAACTATGTACCAAACTGGAACAGAAAAATATCATTATGATGATGATGCTGTTCAAAAAGTTGCAACACCGTTAACTGCAGACTCTAATGCAGGAACTAATCAGATTACAGTAGCTTCTACTGCCGGTATGGCAGTAGGCAAAAGAATATTAATTGACGCAAACAATCCTTCAGATACTAACTGGGATTATGAAGCTAGATATACTATTTCTGCGATAAGTGGCAATACAATTACGTTAACAACAAATTTAGCAAATGACCGTAAAGCAAGAACAACTTCAAATCCTGGCGGCTGGGTGCTTATCTACGATAGAGATACACAAATTAGGGCTGCTACTATTCAAGAAGACGGCGGGGCTAGTACATCAGAGGATAGACCGTTTATTTACATCGAAGGAACTACAAGCAGCAACGCATATAAAAGACGATTTAGGTTGCGGAATTGTTTGTTTGAAGGTATAGGATCTAATAGTAAAAATAGTACTTGGTATAGAGGAGTAATGTGTCGTGGTTACTTTAGTTATGACAATGCTTCTCATGGTCAATATGCTTCTGGAATTGAAGGTAATGTGTATACGCCAAACAATAGTGGCAATAATTCTTCATTTGCTGTAAGAGATTTTCACCAAGGGTATATTAAGCGTAATGTCTATTACAACGGTCATCAAAACATGTGGAGATATTCTAGTGGTAATAACATGCAGATTATGGGAAATTACTCAACTAGGTCTTCATATTCATCTTTTCATTTTGATGGTTTTTACGAGCCTTATACCGAATTTGCATATAACTATGGTTCTAGGTCAGACGATTATGGTGTATTAGTACATCATCAGCGTGCAGCATCATCTTTAATACGACATAATTACTTGTTGTTTCATGAGCAACGGCCTTGGTATGAATATTATACTGCTGGCAATGTAGTTCGCGATAGAAATTACTTTGACTTTTATAGATCTTGGCCTATTTTAGGAACTGGCGGAAATGTAAATTGGCTAAACTCTTATTTTGGAAATCAATGGGATGCTACTGGCGGAGCAACAACTCCGGTAAACGGAGTACAAATACAGGGTAATGGCAACCAGTCTCCGGATAGATCATATAAAAACGAAATTATGACTTCAATTAATCATAATTTTAAAATAAACGATACTGCGCAATGGACATATCGAAGATGGAGAACTTGGGACAATGATGAAAACGCATGGAAAAATTATGTAGATACTAATTCCAGCAACGAAGGTGGTTTTGCAGAATCAGTGTATGTTCCAGCTGGCGCTACAGTTTATATTGCTGGAGAATTAAAATTAAGTAGTGGATTTAGTGGGACAATGCCGTATATAGTAGGTAGGTGTGTAAACAGCTACCTACAAGGAAGATTCTACGATGGATCTGCTACAAGTGGACAGCAATCAGGAGTATCTCCAGATTCTTACTGGGGTGGCTTCTTTGAACAAAATCAATTTACAACAGCGGCCGCTTCTGGTTATGAAAGAAAGACTGTTACAATTGATCCTGTAAATTATGATTATTATATTACAGCTTATATAAGATCTACATCAACAAACCAAGGTGATGGAGATGAACATTGGTTTGAAAAACCAATTGAAATTTATATGGATAAAGGAAGCGGCGTAAAAGAACGAAAATTTATGACACATCAACAATCTAGAAGAGGATTTAACAACTCGACCACTCGAAGAGTAAAGCGTATTGGCGGTAGATTAAAATGAGTATAAATAAGAGTATAATTGGAGGAAATGACTAATGTCAGATGATTTACTGATAACCCCGGGATCGAGAAAGCAAGAGTTTAAAGATTCTTCTGGGAACGTCGACGCAAAAATTGAAACGGATTCCAGTGGCAATCTTAAGATTACTAATGCTGGTGGTGATATCGAAATTGGAGATACTTCTTCTGATGTATATATTGGTGACGGTACTAACAGCGTCGATATTGTTTTTGAACAAGATGGTAGCATTCGTGGTACATCCGGAGTAACGCTTACATTAGGCGCAAGCGGAAGTAATGTGTCATTAGCGTCAGATCTTTCTTTAGGAGGCAATGATTTAACTAATGTAGGTGATCTTACGATTACTGGAAATTTAAATATTACTGGCGATATCAATAGCACATCTGTTACTAACTTAGACGTTACTGATAAAACAATTACAGTTGGTATTGGCCAAAATGAAGCTTCTTCCGGTGGTTCTGGATTAATTGTTGATGGTTCAGGCGCCCAAATGCTTTGGGACGAAACCGATAACAGGTTTGAATTTAATAAGAATGTGTACACAACGGGACAATGGCAAGGAAACGGTTCAGGCCTAAATACTTTAAATGCTTCTAATATTTCAAGTGGCACTATTGCAGATGCTCGATTATCGTCAAAAGTATTTTTAGCAAATAATAGTGGAACTATTTCCGGAGGTAATTCGCAGGACTTTAATGATAAAACTGCTAATGGTATTCATTATATTTCAAATTGGCCTAATGGCACAGGAACAGCTAACGGGCCTGCGCACGAGGGTAATGCATATGGTTGGGGTATGCTTCGTGTAACTCAATTTATAGACAATGATAATTATGTAGTGCAAGAATATATACCACACAATGATGATGGTGCTTTTATTCGTGTAAAATGGAATGGCACATGGGGTCCCTGGAGACAAAGCTGGACAAGTAGAAGCGATGGTGCAAGCTCAGGCCTTGATGCGGATAAGTTAGATGGCCAACAAGGTTCTTATTATGCAGCTGCCTCTAGTATTCCTTCTGTAGGCAATGGCACTCTTACTATTTCTACGTCAGGAATTGTTTCTGGCGGAGGGACTTTTACAGCAAACCAAAGTGGTAATACTTCTATTACAATATCTGCATCAGAATCTGATACTTTGGATTCTGTAACTGATAGGGGAAACACTACACCAAACCAAATTGGTGTTGGCGGAGCATCTATACATACAACGGGCGGAACTCACGGACTTATAACAAATTCATTCTCAATACATTCAAGTGGAAGTGACTTAATGTATATGAGACCTTCTGCATTGAGATCGGATAACGGATTTTTTCAATGGCAAACATATAATGGTAATAATGATGGTGATATTGAACTACAGCCTTATGGTGGTTCTGTAACAATATCAACTGGAAGTTCTGCAACTTCTTCAGATAGAGGTCTTAGATTTCAAACAGGTTCAGGAAGTTACTCAGACGGCCGTTGGCAACATAGATTTAGAAAGCAAGATAAAGGTGGAGGAATACCACTTTATATTGATGTTTCAACTTCTACCGCAAACTCATTTAGTGAACTAGCTAGATTTGGTACGTACACTGGTAACAGCTATGAGTTTGAGGTTACAGGTGATATAAACGCAACTGGTGCTGTATATTCTAATGGTAACCAGGTACTTACATCACACCAATCTTTATCGGCGTATGCTCCAATAGCCAGCCCAACATTTACTGGCGACTTAAATATGCCAAACAAATTAAGGCATGACGGTGATACAAATACATACATACAGTTCCATGCAGCAGACCAATTTAGAGTTGTGGCCGGTGGTAATGAGGTAACAGAATGGCGTTCAGATAGAATGCAGATGAATGGAGTAAAGCCAATCACGTGGACCAGTTGGGATAGCTTTAGTGAAACTGCTCTAAGTGGGTTCGGATATTCAGCACTTAACGCTCCAATACATTTGCCGGCGTTCAACGTACAAACTACAAACAAATATTTACCTTTCCTACAGGGTTCTGCTCAACATGGTTCAGGTTATAGAACAAGTTATGTGTTTGGAGCCTATAAGAGGGCTGTACTTGATAACGGAACAACTCAGGCTAGCTGGGGAGATGGCCATACCGGCTTCTTTATGGCTATGGGTGAGAATGATAGTAACCCTACTGAAGAATTTAGATTTTCTTGGGATGGAAAAATATGGCATAGCGGAAGCGGAAATGGTAGTACTTATATTGATTATGGTGATGCAAACGTATTAAAGTTTGTCGCGAATAGCACACAAAGAATGGAAATTACTGCTGGAGGAACTACTTTTAATGATAATGTGAACATTGGAGATAATCAATTAGAAAATATTGGTGATGCTTACTTTAATGAATATCTGTATCATACTGATGATACAGACACTTATATTAGATTTGAAGCAAACTCAATGAAATTTAGAACAGGCGGTGGCGATAGATTACAAGTTACGAATGATACGGTAACCGTAAATGCAAACCTAGACTTAAAAGCAGAAGATGGTACAGGTACAAACTCTATTCACTTACCAAGAGGCGGGCAAATTACATTCTATGGAGATGGTAGCGCTCATCATAGTATAGCATCTACAAGCAGTTCCAATAGCGTTACGGATGACATGAGAATTTCATCTTATGGAGCTGTATACGTTGACTTAGATTCAAACAATAATAATACTTCTACTGCAAATTTTGTTATTGCAAGACATAACACTGCAGCGGCCCTATTTGAAGTGGATGGAGAGACAGGAGCAGGAAAGGGTATGCATTCATATCCAAATGCTGGAGCTGATGGTGTATCTCTTATGTCATACGCTCAGGGAACTGTACCGATCAATCAAGGCGTTGTACAGATCAGGTCAGTTGGTAAAACTGGTTGGGCCAATGGCGACGAGATGGGTAGTATCGATTGGTATAACAGCGATGGTTCAGGAGTAGGCGCAAGAAATCTTGCAAGAATTGTTGCAGTAAATACCCAAGGTAATGGTTCAAGTACCACTACTTTTAATGGTGAACTTCATTTTTACACCTCAGATTACAATACTGCTCAGTTAAATGCTCCTGCAATGAAGATTACCGCGAGTAATAAAGTAGTTATTGGAGATGGTACTGATGCAGGTTCTTGTCTACAGTTAAGACCTGCTGATGATGGCGCTGCTGATGATATACAGTTCTACAATGGCTCTACACGAGTGGGAGAAATCGGAACACAAGACACTAGTTGGTTAAGAATAAACCAAACAACAAGCAAAAACATTTACACTCCTCGTTATATTCGAGCTGATAGTGGATTGTTTGTGATGGAATCAAGTGTAAACTACGGAATTAATAATTCTGGTAATGGAGTATTTAGGACTGCAGCTACTGTTGGAGCTACTGATATAACTGGTACGGTAACAGTTCATGACGGGTCCGGCGAATTATGTTCATTGAATGGTTGGGGATTATCAATGGCCCGCGGTGCTTCATATATTAGGCCGAGCACGGATAATGATAAAATACTTTATATTGGAGGTGCAGATGCATCTTTAGATTGGAACTCAATATATTTTAGAAGTGGAAATGGTCTTTATATGACCGGCGTTCGTTTCATGGATAGCGGTAGAAATATAGAAAACGTACCTCTGGCAACTATAGGTAAATTGCATGTTGGCGGTGATACAACTAATTACCCAGATGGTAACGATCCCGACATTTCTACTGATGACATGTTTGCCACAGTAAAAGTAGTTTCTCCAAAGTTTGTATGGCTTAACGATGCATCTGGCGATGATAACTATGTTATCTGTGACGATGGCAATACTGCGTATTCAGTCGACGGTAACAGCGCAGGGGCTTGGTGGAAATGGTATGGAGATAAAACCTTAAGCCACGCCGGACATGTCTTTGATTATTGGAAAGGTAAAGGTGCCGAATTAAGCCAGAATATAAAAATGAGTACTACCGGCGGTGAAATTCGCTTTTATATTGACACATACTCAATAAATGCATATGGCCAATCAGTATTTAGAGGCGGCAGTACTACTGATCATGATAGCAGGAATGGAATAAGATTTTATCATTCGATGGGCCCTCAAATGACATTGTGGTATCATGCTTCTGGAACTGGCGTTGGTAATATGAAAATATTCTCTTCTAATAGTGGTGTTGGTGATTGTTTTCAATTTACTCCTACTGGTGCTTTTCATGCTAAGGGAGATATTACTGCGTTTTCGACCACAACCACTTCAGATGCTAGATTAAAGGAAAACGTAAGAGATTTAGAAGGATCATTAGATAGAACACTGAAATTAAGAGGTGTAAAGTTTGATTGGATTGATGAGAGTAAGTCAAAAGACAATTTAGGATTTATTGCTCAAGAAGTAGAAGAAGTAATACCCGAGGTTGTAAAAGACATTACAAATATCGATGGGGAAGAACACAAAGTAGTAAATTATCAAGCAGTTGTTCCAGTACTAGTAGAAGCAATAAAGGAGCAACAAAGTCTTATAAATAGATTAGAGGAAAGACTAAAAGTACTCGAAGAGGGCGAGAAATAACATGGCAATTACAAAAACAAGGAAAATTGAGAATATAAAGGTATTACCAGCTGAGGATCAATCTTTAGAGGCTGATGTATCAACTAATAGAGCTAATCCTACAGTCACGGTTGTGTATATAAATACATGGGACGATCCTAACGACGGCGACTTACCTGTAGTATCACCGTCCTCTCATGTAATATTTAGATATCAAGACGACGGAACAAGCACTGACTATTCGACGCACGATGAGTTGGTTAGATCAATATGCTTGGCAACTTGGAGTTAAAAAATGGCAAAACCAAATAGCAGAACAACATTAATAGACTATTGCTTTAGAGCCTTAGGTGCACCTGTAATTGAAATTAATGTTGACGATGATCAAGTCGATGATAGGATTGATGAAGCGTTACAATTCTACCAACATTATCATGCAGATGCTATTGAAAAGGTGTTTCTAAAGCATCAGGTAACTGCAGATGATATCACTAATGGATACTTAACAGTTCCAGATTTAGTTACAGATGTTGTTCAAATATTCCCTCTAAGAGAAAGCGGCGGCCATAATATGTTTGATATTCAATATCAGATGCATTTAAATGATATGTACTCTCTTGGTTATATGGGATCTCTCGTAGAATATGAGATGGCACAACAATGGCTATCTATGTTGGATCTTATTATGGATTCAGACACTAAGCATCTTAGCTTTGATAGACATAAAAACCAATTACGAATTGACATGGATTGGTCTAAAGAAGTAGAAGTTGATGAGTATATAATTATTGAGTGTTATAGAATTTTAGATCCAACCACATACACTGATGTTTATAACGATTATTTTTTAAAACGATATGCTACTGCTTTAATAAAAATGCAATGGGGAATTAACCTATCGAAGTTTGAAGGTATGGTAATGCCTGGTGGTGTAACATTTAACGGACGTCAAATACTAGAAGATGCTAAAGAAGAAATCGAAAAATTAAATGAAGAAGTCAGACTAAATTGGGAACAACCAGTCGACTTTTACACAGGGTAATTAAATGCCAAGAAATGTATATTTCTCTCAGGCTGTGGCCTCTGAGCAAACAGTTTACGAAGATCTAGTAATAGAATCTCTCAAAATATATGGACAAGATGTTTATTATATTCCAAGGGTTTTAGTTAATAAAGATAATATCTTAGGAGAGGATCATGCTTCTAAGTTTGATGATGCGTATCTGATTGAAGCTTATATCGAAAATCCAGATGGTTTTGACGGCCAGGGCGATTTGTATCAAAAATTTGGTATAGAAATACGTGATGAGGTTACGTTTGTTATAGCCCGTAGACAGTGGACAAATTTAGTAGGTGTTTGGAATAACGATGTAGAAACTATTAGGCCAATGGAAGGTGATTTAATATTTTTACCGATGACTAATAAGTTTTTTGAAATAAGTTTTGTTGAGCATGAACAGCCCTTTTATCAATTATCAAATTTGCCGGTGTATAAACTTAATTGTAGCTTGTTTGAATATAACGATGAGGACTTTGATACAGGCGTTGGAGCAATAGATATTACGGAAGTTAAAAATTCATATCAGGTTCCAATGACTCTTACTGTTGAAAACAATGAGCATTTTGAAATAGGTGAAATTGTAACTCAAGTTATTAGTACTGATCCTGCTATAACTGTATACGGAACAGTTCAAACAATAACAAAGGTTTCAAATCTTTTATCAGAAATATCAGTTTCAAACATAGGTGTTAATGGAAGCACTGAGGCTAGAGACTTTTATGTATCCGACAGTGTCGGATTAACCGGAAGTATACACGGATATATTGCGTATCCTACTGCGGTCGGTAATGTAGCAGACGATACTGCATTTGCTAGTGATGGACATGCGGAAAATTATGCGTTTGAAATAGAAGCCGATGGCTTTGTAGATTTTACTGAAACTAATCCCTTTGGCGATATATCGGAGACTTATTAATGTTTGGAAGTCATTTTTATCACGCAACTACTAGAAAGGCAGTAGCTTTGTTTGGAACGCTATTTAATAATATCTCTGTAATTAGAAAGGATGGAAATGGCAATGTGTTAAATCAAATTAAAGTTCCTCTTGCATATGGACCTAAGCAAAAGTTTTTGGCAAGGCTAGATCAGTCTACAAACACTGATGCTTCTATGGCGATTAAACTTCCTAGAATGGCCTTTGAAATAACATCAATGGACATTGATTCGACACAGAAGTTAGCTAAGAGAAATCAGATAGTAGAAGCGCATGCCACGGATTCGAATAAAAAGAAGACAATTAAACAAGCGGTGGCTTATAACATTAATATGTCGTTATTTGCTATGGCAAAAAATCAAGATGACGGGTTGCAAATTATGGAGCAAATACTGCCGTACTTTCAACCCGAATATACAGTAACGATTACTCCAGTTAATGGATTTACATACAAGCAAGATGTTCCTATTATATTGAATAACGTAACAGTTCAAGATGATTATGAGGGTGATTTCTTAACTAGAAGAGCTTTAATATATCAGTTTGATTTTGTTATGAAGATGAAGTATTTCGGGCCCACTGCCGATCAAGGTGTTATAAAAGAAATTAATATTGATTTTAACGCTGATCAAGGTGGATCTAATGTTTTAGAAAATATGGATTTTACAATATCTCCAACAACTGCTGATGAGGACGATAACTATACAGTTAATGTAAGTATAACATAGGTATATTATGGATAAATTAGAAAAAATGCAGGCAAGCCTGAATAAGAACTTGCCTGAGAAAAAAGTCAAAACTGCTGAGCTCACAAAGACCCAAAAAGAGGTCAAAGATGATTATGAATTTTCTAGGAAAACATATAAGGATCTCATTGAAACTGGAGTAAGATCTCTTGATGTATTAGCAGAACTTGCAAGGGAATCAGAGCATCCAAGAGCATTTGAAGTTTTATCTAAGGCTATAAAGGATATCGGTGATGTGACCGATAAACTTATGGACCTGCAGAAAAGTAATCGCGATTTAAACGATGAAAATAAGGGTAAGAAAGAAGTAACTAATAACAATTTATTTGTTGGTAGTACAACAGATCTACAAAGGTTGTTTGCAAAGCACGATAAAGAAAATAAAGAAAAGAAGATTATAGATGCCACGCCCGAAGAATGAACATGAAGGTTATCTAGGAAATCCTAATGTAAAAAAGGATGGAGTAGAAAGCCAATTTAGCGAAGAACAAATAAAGGAGTACCGTCAGTGTATGATGGATCCTGCGTATTTTGCTATTAACTATCTAAAAGTTATTTCATTGGATGATGGTCTTGTTTCTTTTGATTTATATCCATATCAAAAAAACATGTTTAAACATTTTAACGATAATAGATTTAGTATAGTTTTAGCGTGTAGGCAGTCTGGTAAATCAATTTCAGCCGTTGCATATCTTCTATGGTATGCTTGTTTTCATCCAGAAAAAACTATTGCGATATTAGCAAACAAAGGATCTACTGCAAGGGAGATGCTTGCTCGCATAACGTTGATGTTAGAAAACTTACCATTTTTTCTACAGCCTGGATGTAAAGCATTAAATAAAGGATCAATTGAGTTTAGCAATAACTCTAAAATAATCGCATCGGCTACTTCTGGTAGTTCTATTCGTGGCTTATCTATTAACCTATTGTTCTTAGACGAATTTGCGTTTGTAGAAAATGATGCGCAGTTTTACACATCGACGTACCCTGTTGTATCTTCAGGTAAGGATACTAAAGTTATCATTACTTCTACTGCTAATGGAATTGGTAATGTATTTCACAGGATATGGGAAGGTGCAACAACATATACAAATGAGTATAAAGCTTTTAGGGTTGATTGGTGGGATGTTCCTGGAAGAGATGATGAATGGAAAAGGCAGACAATTGCAAACACTTCGGAATTGCAGTTTGACCAAGAGTTTGGAAATAACTTCCACGGAAGGGGAAACACGTTAATTGATGCAAGTGATCTACTTGCTCAGAAATCCTTGCGGCCTATGACGTGGAATGAAAATTTATACATATACGAAAAATGTAAAGAAGATCATCAGTACGTAATGACGGTTGACGTATCAAAAGGCCGTGGTCAGGATTATAGTACCTTTACTGTAATAGATACTTCATCAAATCCGTTTAAACAGGTATGTGTGTTTAGGGACAACAATATATCTCCTATGCTGTTACCTGATATGTGTTATAAATACGCTAAACTATATAACGATGCATACATTATCGTAGAATCAAATGATCAAGGGGCTATTGTATGTAATGGGTTATATTATGATTTAGAATATGAAAATATGTTTGTAGAATCGCAGGTTAAGGCGAATGCGATTGGTGCAACTATGACAAGAAGAGTTAAGAGAATAGGTTGTTCTACGTTTAAAGATTTGATAGGTCAAAAAAAGCTTCATATTGTTGATGCTAATACTATTGAAGAAATGTGTACGTTTGTTGCAAGAGGTAACTCATTTGAAGCACAAGCTCCTAATCACGACGACCTAGTAATGAATTTAGTATTGTTTTCATGGTTTACAACAACTGATATTTTTCAAGGTATAACAAATATTGATATGAAAAATTTATTATATAAAGAACAATTGCAGGCAATACATGATGATTTATTGCCGTTTGGTCTTATTAATGATGGTCGAAGTACCGTTTCTGATGGAAAGGGTGATGGAGAGGGTAATGTTTGGTTCGAAGTAGAGCACCTTTAAAACTTTATTTATATAAATAATACTGATTGAATATAACCGTATTATGAAAACTTATTAATAACTCAAATTGAGAGGACAAAAAAATGGCATTTCAAGTATCACCAGGCGTCCAAGTCAAGGAAATTGACGCATCGGGCGTAATACCTGCCGTATCAACCAGTATTGGTGGATTCGCAGGCGCTTTTAATTGGGGTCCAGTAGAAGAGGTTGTTACGGTTGGTTCAGAGACAGAATTAGCTAACATCTTCGGTTCACCAGATTCCAGTACGGCAAAATACTTTTTAACTGCAGCATCATTCTTAAAGTATGGTAATGCACTAAAAGTAGTACGAGCAGCATCAGGTCATCTAAACGCGACTGACGGATCTGCACAACTTATTAAAAATTTAGAACACTTTGAGGAATCTTCTATTACTACCGGGCAGTTTCATGCAAGATATCCCGGAAAATTAGGTAATTCACTAAGTGTTTATATAGCTACGAACTCAACTTCCCAGGCTGCTCTCCCGGCCCAAGTAAAAGCCGAATTCGATAGAGACCCCGGCACGTCGGAAACTGCATCTGCATCACCATATACGATTACAGGCGATGAAATGAATATTGCAGTTGTTGATAGCTTAGGTTCATGGACAGGAGTTCCTGGTACTGTTTTAGAAACTTTTCAGTTAGTTTCTCAAGCTATCGATTCTAAAACTCCACAAGGTACATCTAACTATTACAAAGAGGTTATTAACAGAACTTCTAGGTATGTTTATGCGAATCTTGAACCTTCGACGTTAACAGAAATAGGTGACCCAATTAGTGGATTCACAGCAAACGGTTCATATACTACCTCTGACGCCGAAATTGTAGTTGATTTAGTAAATGGAACTGACGATAACGCACCAACTCACGGTGAGATTGGTACTGGATTTGATGCCTTAGCAGATGCTGAAACAGTTGATGTTAACTTGTTGTTTGCATATCCAGACGCCAACAGCCAAAAAAATATTGCAGATAAACTAATTTCCATATGTGAAAGTAGAAAAGATTGTATGGCTTTTATATCGCCTCCGATTGAAGCTTCTGTTGGAGTCGCTAATCCAGCTGCAACAGTAAAGGCTTGGGTTGACGATATTAACTCAACTTCTTATGCTTCTGCTGATTCAAGTGCTGTATACGTTTATGATAAATATAACGACGTTTACAGATGGTTGGGTGCTTCTGGTCTTTGCGCAGGTCTTTGTGCGAACACAGATAACGTTGCTGATGCATGGTTCTCACCTGCAGGAACAACAAGAGGTCAACTATTTGGTGTAACCAAACTAGCATATAATCCTAAGAAAGCTGATAGAGACATGCTTTATAAAGCAAGAGTTAACCCACTCGTTTCTTTCCCTGGACAAGGTACAATGTTATTTGGTGATAAAACACTATTAAGTAAGCCAAGTGCATTTGATAGAATTAACGTAAGGAGATTGTTTATTGTAATTGAAAAAGCAATCGCGACTGCAGCTAAAGGACAACTTTTCGAATTTAATGACGAGTTTACTAGAGCTCAATTTAGAAATCTTCTTGAGCCATTCTTAAGAGATGTAAAAGGAAGACGTGGTGTTACAGACTTTAGAGTCGTATGTGATACTACAAACAACACAGGTCAAGTAATTGACGCTAATAGATTTGTTGCTGATATCTTTATCAAGCCTTCTAGATCTATTAACTTCATCACACTTAACTTTATTGCAACAAGAACCGGAGTCGATTTCTCAGAAGTCGCCGGCGGTTAATTAGGAGAAGAAAATGGCAATTTTAGGCGTAGACGATTTTAAATCTAAGCTCGTTGGAGGTGGTGCACGTTCTAACATGTTCAAAGTAACATGTAACTTCCCATCTTATGCTCAAGGCGATGTTGAATTATCTTCTTTCATGATTAAGGGTGCTCAGTTTCCTTCATCAGTTGTAGCTCCTGTCCCTGTATTATTTAGAGGCAGACAACTACAATTGGCTGGAGACAGAACTTTTGAGCCAGTATCATTAACAGTGATTAATGACACAGGTTTTGAAGTAAGAAATGCATTCGAAAGATGGATGAATGGTATCAGCGAACACAATAACAATACAGGTCAAAGTAATCCTACTGATTATATGGCTGATATTATTGTTGAGCAATTAAACAAGCAAGGTGAAGTAACTAAGACTTACGATATGAGAGGTTGTTTCCCAACAAATCTTTCTACAATTGAGCTTTCATACGACAATGAAAACCAGATTGAAGAATTTACTGTTGAGTTACAGGTTCAATATTGGGAGTCAAATACTACTTCTTAAAAGCGGTATAAATAATATTAGATGAGGGGAGTTGTTCTCCCCTCTGATAATATTGAGGTAAATAAAAAATGGCAGAACTTTTTGGTTTTGAGATCAATAGAAAGGGTCAAAAGCTTCCAGAGCTTCCTTCTTTTGTTCCGGACACAGATGATGATGGTGTTGGCGTCATTAACAGCGGTGGTCACTTTGGCCAGTATGTTGATATTGATGGCGATACTGCAAAAAATGAAGTAGATCTTATATACAAGTATAGAGATATCGCTTCACACCCAGAATGCGACGCGGCCGTAGAAGATATTGTAAATGAAGCAATTGTAGGTGATAATAAATCAGCACCTGTTGAAATTGTTATGGATGAGATGGATGCTTCAACTCAAGTTAAAAAGGCTATGAAGGATGAGTTTGAAAATATTATTTCATTGTTAAAATTTAATAGCTATTCGCACGACATTTTTAGAAAATGGTATGTAGATGGTAGATTACCATATCATATTATTATCGATAATAATAACCCTAAAAAGGGTATATTAGAATTAAGATATATTGATCCCACTAAATTAAGAAAGATTAAAGAGATCGAAGAAGAAAAAGATCCAAGGACTGGGGCTAATATCATTAAGAAGTCAGAAGAGTACTTCTTATTTCAAGACGGAAAGATGACCGGTGAAAACCAAGGGTTAAAGATTCACCCGGATTCAATAGCATATTGTACTTCTGGTATGTTAGATCCAAGTAGAAAAAGAATATTATCATTTTTGCATAAGGCTATTAAGCCAGTAAATCAGCTAAGAATGATGGAAGATTCATTGGTAATCTACAGAATTAGTAGGGCGCCGGAACGAAGAATTTTTTATATTGATGTTGGTAACCTTCCTAAAGGTAAAGCAGAAGAATATCTAAAAAATATTATGGGCCAGTATAGAAATAAATTGGTCTATGATGCTAAAACCGGTGATATAAAAGACGACCGTAAGCATATGTCTATGTTAGAAGATTTCTTTTTACCACGTAGAGAGGGCGGAAGAGGAACAGAGATTTCAACCCTACCAGGTGGAGAAAACTTAGGTCAAATAGAAGATATTGTATATTTCCAAAAGAAACTATATAAATCATTAAACGTTCCTGCTAATAGACTAGAGCAAGAATCTGGATTTAATTTAGGTAGAAGCACCGAAATTACCAGAGACGAAGTTAAGTTTAAAAAGTTTTTAGATAGACTGAGAAAGAGATTTAGTGATTTGTTCTTACAACTGTTAAAAACACAGTTAATGCTTAAGGGCGTAATTACTAAGGAAGATTGGGTTAAATGGAAGGAAGATATATATTTTGACTTTATCGAAGATAATTATTTTAGTGAGTTAAAAGAAGCTGAAATTATTCGTGAAAGGTTTGAAATGCTTGCTCAGATGGATGAGTACGTTGGGAAGTATGTGTCTAATGAGTGGATTCGTAAGAATATCTTACGTCAAAACGATGATGAGATCGCTGAGATGAAGAAACAAATCGAAGCAGAGAAATCTTCAGGTGAAATTGAAGATGAAGATGATCTTGACATTTAATTTTTTATAAATATATAACGAAGGAAACAAATAATGAGTATTGAAAATTTAATTGATAATGTTAAAAATGGCGATAATGTTGCTGCTAGTAAGCAGTTTAACTCTATTATGGCCGATAAATTAACAGCTGCTCTTGATGCAAAGAAGATTGAAATTGCTTCTACATTGCAAGACAGACAAGCCTCTAAAGAAGAGGAATAATAACGGAAATAAGTAAATGAAACTTATAGCAGAATTTAATGACAGTAACCTAGAGGTTATTGAAGAAAAGGTTAATGGCAAAAAGACTCTCGTGATCGAGGGTGTTTTTATGCAAGCCGATTCTAAAAATAGAAACGGTCGTATTTACGAAAAGAGCATTCTTGAAAATGCGGTAAGTAAATATGTAAAAGAACAAGTAAGTACTGGTAGAGCAGTTGGGGAACTAAACCACCCTGAAGGTCCTACTATTAACTTAGATAAAGTTTCACATAAGATTACGGAACTCAAATTTGACGGAAGTAATGTTATTGGAAAAGCATCGATCTTAGAAACCCCTATGGGGCAAATTGTAAAAGGTTTGCTTGAAGGTGGAGTTAAGCTTGGTGTATCAAGTCGTGGTATGGGTAGTCTTGTGCAAAAGAATGGCGCTATGTATGTGAAAGATGACTTTATGTTGTCTACAGTAGATATCGTTCAAGACCCTTCAGCTCCAGAGGCATTTGTCAATGGAATTATGGAAGGTGTTGATTGGGTATGGAATAATGGCGTTCTTTGTCCACAAGAAGTTGAGAAAATTGAGACTGAAATCAAGGAAGCTCGAGGTGTTAGTTCATCTGATGTCGAGATTAAAGCTTTTAAAAATTTCCTCTCTAAACTTGTAAATTCTTAATAGGAGAATAAATTATGTCTAATGACGAAATTAAAAATGATTTAGTCGAAGACGTATCAGAAACTGAAGAGCTTGATAACGAGGAGCTCGTTGAAGACGAACAAGTTCAAGACGAAGAAATCGTAGAAGCTAAAGTCAAGAAAGAAGCTGACGAAGAAGGCGATGATGATGACGAGGAAGAAGTTAAGGAAGATTCCGATGAGGAAGATGACGAAGACGAAGAGCCTGTTGTTGAAATGCCTAAAACTAAAGCTGCAATCATGGCATCAGTAAATGATATGTTGAAGAAATCAAAAAAACTAGACGCACAAAAGATTTACGCTAGCGTTGTGAAAACAATGGAAAGTGATCATGGTGATGACGAAGAAGAAGAGAAGCCAGTTAAGGAAGACGTTAACGTTGACCATATTGACTACTCTGAAGATTTAGAAAACCTAGTCGCTGAAGAAGCTACGTTGTCTGACGGTTTCCAAGCGAAAGCTGGAATTATCTTTGAAGCTGCTTTAAAATCTAAAGTAGGTGCAGAGATCGAAAGACTAGAATCTGAGTACGTTTCAAACCTTGAAGAAGAGGTAACTGAAATCAAGACTGAGCTCGTAGAAAAGGTAGATTCTTACCTTAACTATGTTGTTTCAAACTGGATGACAGAGAATGAAGTTGCGGTAACTACAGGACTTAGAACTGAAATTGCTGAAGACTTTATGACTTCTTTACAGTCAGTGTTCAAAGAACACTATATCGAGGTTCCAGAAGGTAAGGTTGACCTAATTGACGAATTGTCAGATCAGGTTGCTGAGCTTGAGGAATCATTAAATAAATCAACAGAAGAGAATATCGCACTAACTGAGTCTGTTTCCAATTTGGAAAGAGCTGAGATTGTGAGAAACGCTTCTTCTGGGCTAGCATTGACTGAAGCTGAAAAGCTTGCATCTTTGGTAGAAGATATTGATTTTGATTCAGCAGAATCTTTCGAAATGAAAGTGAATGTTGTTAAAGAGTCATACTTCAAATCTGAAGCTCAAGAATCAGTAGATGAAGCTCAAACCTTAGTTGGTACTGACGAAGCTCCGGCTGACCTCAGTGATGTAATGGCTAGATACACTTCAGCTATTTCAAAATTTAACAAATAGTCTAATAGGGGAAAACAAAAAATGTTTAACGCAGACAAAAACTTAATGGAAAAGTGGGCTCCGGTTCTCGAGCATGCTGATGTTCCATCAATTCAAGACGGCCATAAGGCAGCTGTTACAGCACGTCTTTTAGAGAACCAAGAAATCTCAGCAAGAGAAGAAGAAATTGCTAAGCAAGGTAACTTCCTTGGTGAAGCGGCTGCAGCTAACCACATTGGTGCTGGTAACGCTGATGCAATCAAAGGCTTTGATCCTGTATTGATCTCTCTCGTAAGAAGAGCAATGCCGAATCTTATTGCTTATGATATTGCTGGTGTTCAGCCTATGTCAGGTCCTACTGGACTTATCTTCGCAATGAAGTCAAGATACTCAACACAAGCTGGTACTGAAGCACTATTTGACGAAGCTAATGCTTCATTCTCAGGTGACGCTTCTGTTACTCAAGAAGCTGGTCCTTCAGGTCTTGAAGCTGCTGTTGATAACGGCGACAAAGACTTAAGCACTAACGAAACAGCTGGCGAAATCGTTTCTGACGTTGCTGGTGGTCTTTCTACTAGTGCGGCTGAGAGATTAGGCGTTGGCGAATCAGGCGACGGTGCTTTCGGTGAGATGGCTTTCTCAATCGATAAGGCTACTGTAACTGCTAAGTCAAGAGCTCTTAAAGCTGAATACACAATGGAGCTTGCTCAGGATCTTAAGGCTGTTCACGGTCTAGATGCTGAAGGTGAGCTTGCTAACATCCTTTCTTCTGAAATCCTTGCGGAAATCAACAGAGAAGTTGTTAGAACTGTAAACAGAAAAGCTACTTTGGGTGCTGGTACATCTAACGTTGCTATCAAAGGTATCTTTAATGTAGATACTGATAGTGATGGCAGATGGTTGGCTGAAAAAGCTAAAGGTCTTATCATGCAAATCGAAAGAGAAGCAAATGCGATCGCTAAAGCAACAAGAAGAGGAAAAGGTAACTACATTATCTGTTCTTCTGACGTAGCTTCAGTACTTGCTGCTTCTGGCATGCTTGACTATAGCCCTGCTCTTAACACTAACTTGAACGTTGATGATACTGGTAATACTTTTGCTGGTGTTCTTAACGGTAAGTTTAAAGTGTATGTTGATCCATATTCAGCAGGTGCTAACCCTGACTACGTAACAGTAGGTTATAGAGGTGCAAACCCTTATGACGCAGGTCTTTTCTACTGCCCATACGTACCATTAACAATGGTTAAAGCTCTTGGTGAGAATGATTTCCAACCAAGAATCGGCTTCAAAACTAGATACGGAATGATTGCTAACCCATTCGTTGCTGTTGACGGTACTACTGGTGCTGATAGAGCTAACCCATACTTTAGAATCTTTAGAGTAGACGGTATTATGGCTAGTGCTTAATCTTTAATTAGATTAAACTTAAGGGGACTCTTCGGAGTCCCTTTTTTTTATTTGACTTTTAAACTTGTATAAATAAGTGTATGACTACTGCAAATAAAAACTTTTTAAGTCCCACTGGGTTTCAATTTAAAATCGATTCTACTCAATATGCAAACATTGAGTATTTTTGTACATCCGTAACTCTTCCTGATCTGTCGTTAGGTGAATCAGCAGCTCCATATAAAGGAACTAATTTATCTTTTACTGGGGATAGAATGACTTTTGGTGATTTAACCCTTAGGTTTAATGTAACTGAAGACATGGAGAATTATGTTGAAATGTTTAACTGGATGCATAACATTATTGAAAAGGGAGATTCCTTTAAATCAGATGCAACGTTATCAATTCTAAGTAGTCACAATAACGTAACGAAAGAAATTACATTTAGGGATTGTTTCCCTACAAATTTATCAGCAGTAGAGTTCTCTACACAGCAAACCGATATAGAATACTTACAAGCTGATGTTACATTGAAATACACTTACTTCGATATAAAGTAGCATATATAAATATATATTGTAATGCATATTGTAATGCATATTACAATGTATAAAATGGAAATATTATGAATAATTTAGAACAAATACTTGAGATGTGGAAAAAAGATTCCGTCATCGATGAACTTCAATTAGATCAATCAGCACGCGATTCCGCAAAGCTTCATTCGAAGTACCTAGAACTATACTCTGTAAACAAGCTTAGATATAAAAAGCTTGACCTGGAATTTAAAGTTTTACTTAAAGACAAGTTTATGCATTATAACGGCAAACTGAGTCAAGAAGAAATGGACTCTAAGGGTTGGGACTATGATCCATTAAATGGCCTTACTGTGTTAAAAGGTGATATGGATAAATGGTATGATGCTGATCCAGTCATTCAGGCACATCAAGCTAAGATGCATTACACTCAAGAGCTTATAGATACATTGAAAGAAATATTAGATAATATTAAATGGCGACATCAAAACATAAAAAATATTATTGAGTGGAATAAATTTACTAGTGGAATGTAATGGATCAGATAGTAGTTAAAAAGAAAAATGAAGTCTTTTTAAGTATAGACACAGAGCCGAGCATAGAAATGGAACTATCCGAGCATTTTTGCTTTTATGTTCCTGGATATAAGTTCATGCCGGCATATCGCAATCGTATGTGGGATGGTAAGATACGGCTATATGATTTGCGTAAACAACAGCTGTATAGTGGATTGTTTAAATATTTGTCTGAATTTGCAGACGCGCGAAATTATGAGATTGTGGTAGAAGATAATTCTGCTTTTGGTAGGCCTGATAGTACTGAGCTTCACGACATTCCCAGCTTCTTAAAAGATGTAACGCTTACGGCTAACGGAGATAGTATTACACCTAGGGATTATCAATTAGATGCGCTCTCACACGCGCTTCATAGAAAGAGTTCTTTGTTGTTAAGTCCAACTGCATCTGGAAAAAGCTTAATAATATATTTGGCCATTAGGTATTATCTTGAAATGTATGATAAGAATGTACTAATAATCGTTCCTACTACGTCACTAGTTGAACAGATGTATTCTGATTTCGGTGATTATTCAGCAAAGGATGAATGGTCGGTTGAGGATAATTGCCATAGAATATATTCTGGTAAAGAAAGATATAACCTAAAACATAGAGTGATTATTACTACATGGCAGTCAATTTATAAGATGCAGAGCAATTGGTTTAAGGATTATGGAATGGTTGTTGGTGATGAGGCACACAATTTTAAAGCTAAGTCGCTAACTGCAATATTAGAAAAATGTGTTAACGCACAATTTCGTATGGGTACTACTGGAACATTAGATGGTACACAAACCCATCAGCTAGTATTAGAGGGGTTGTTTGGTCCTGTACATAAGGTCACAACAACTAAAAAGTTAATTGAAGAAAATTCTTTAGCACAATTAGATATCTTCGTGTTATTGTTAAAATACGGAGAAGAGTATCGCAAACTTGTGTCAAAGATGAAATATCAAGATGAGATTGATTTTATAGTAAAGTACGAACCAAGGAATAATTTTATATCTAACCTTGCTATGGATCAGGATGGTAATACACTTATTTTATTTCAATTTGTAGAAAAACACGGTAAGCCACTACATAATATGTTACGCGAGAAGTTTGACGCATTACCACGTAATACTAGGAGATTATTTTATGTATCAGGAGAGACCGACGTGGATACGAGGGAAGAGATACGAGCAATTACAGAGGAGCAGGACAACGCGATTATTGTCGCGAGTATGGGCACTTTTTCTACTGGTATTAATATTAAGCGGCTCCATAACATTGTTTTTGCTTCACCAAGTAAGTCTCAGATTAGGGTTCTTCAAAGTATCGGAAGAGGATTAAGGAAATCTGGGGATGGTATAAATACTAAAGTGTATGATATTGCTGATGATCTTCATTGGAAAAATAAGAAAAATTATACATTAGAGCACGCAGCTGAGAGAATTAAAATATACAGTCGCGAAAAATTTGACTACAAATTACACGATATAAATATATAAATGGAAGCTATAGATATAAGACACTTTAAACTAACGAATGGCGAAGATCTAATTTGCTATGTCCAGTCGACAAATGAGCATGCCTTTATTGTAGAACGGCCTGCGGCCGTACGGGTTTCACCCGCTGGTATATGGACTTTTGCCGATTGGTTTCCATTTTCAGAAAAGAAAGTATTTAAAATAATGAAGCGGTTTGTCATTAATCATACGGAAGTAGTAGACGAAACAAAAGAGTCATATATAAAGTACTCTTGTCAAGATATGATTAAGAAAGTTCGAGAAACAGTAGAATCGTTTGAAGAATATGGTGATGAAATTAATATTGATGAAGCCTTTGAATTTGATGCGGAAGAGAACAAAACAATACATTAGTATACCCCTACCTCACCGGTGGACTCTTATATTATATCACGCTTTTCGTGATTTGTACACCTTTTTATGCAAAAAAACTAAATTAATTTAAATTGAAAAAACTGTTTACTTTTTGAGTAAACTGTGGTATAATATACCATTATAGGAGAATTACATGACTAAAAAAATCAAACCTAAAGATAAACCGCATTATGTGAATAACAGAGATTTTTCACAAGCAGTAATGGATTACGCTGTAAAAGCTAAAGCCGCTAAAGAAGCAGGCGAACGTACTCCTATTGTTACTGATTATATTGCCACATGTTTCATGAAAATTTCAGAAGGCCTGTCTCACAGACCGAACTTCGTTCGGTACACTTATCGTGAAGAGATGGTAATGGATGGAGTAGAAAATTGTTTAAGAGCAATTAATAATTATAAAATTGATACTGCTACAAGAACCGGTAATCCAAACGCTTTTTCTTATTTTACACAAATATGCTACTTTGCTTTTATACGTAGAATAACTAAAGAGAAAAAGCAACAAGATATTAAGTTTAAGTTCATCGAAAAGATGGGAATTGAAGACTTTGCTGCTATGGGTATGGACGATGCAGGTGCTCAACAAACAATGGCCTATGTAGATACGCTAAGAAGCAGAATCGATCAGATTAGAACTAAAGATGCTAAGATTAAAGAGTTCGCAAAGATTGAAAAAGAGAAAGAAAAACTAGAACTCTTTATGGTATAATATATGAAAATAGCAATATTAAATGACACTCATTGTGGTGTAAGAAACTCGTCTGATATTTTTTTAAAGTATCAAGAAAGATTTTATGAGGAAATATTTTTTCCATATTTGAAAGAAAATAATATAACAAACATTCTTCATTTAGGAGATTATTATGAACACAGAAAATTCGTTAACTTTAAAGCACTCAATGCTAATCGTAAGCATTTTCTTGAGCCTATGCGTGATGCCGGTATTACCATGGATATTATTCCCGGAAATCATGATGTCTATTTCAAAAACACTAACGAGTTGTGCAGCCTCAAAGAATTGCTTGGTTATTTTACCAGCAATGTAAATATAATTATGAAACCAACGGTGTTGGACTATGATGGTTTAGGCGTTGCAGTTATCCCGTGGATTAATAATGCTAACTATAAAGAGTATGTCGATTTTGCTTTAAACTGTAAAGCTCCTATTCTCGGCGCGCATTTAGAATTGGCTGGTTTTGAAATGATGGCAGGAGTAACTAATCCTCACGGAATGAATGCAGACATTTTCTCTAGGTTTGAAAAAGTATTGTCCGGACATTTCCATACAAGATCAAGTCAAGGTAATGTTGATTACTTAGGTTCCCAGTTTGAGTTTACATGGGCCGATGTCGATGATCCAAAATATTTTCACGTATTAGATACTGAAACAAGAGAAGTAGAGGCTGTCCGTAATCCTATTACTATGTTTAAAAAGATTATATACGATGATAGTAATACCGATTATACTAATTTTGATTTTACAGATTATGAGCATAAGTTTATTAAGCTTATTGTATTGAACAAAAATGATTTATACATGTTTGATAAATTTGTCGATAAGCTACAAAGCACTGAAACGTATGAACTGAAAATTGCCGAAAGTTTTGAGGAATACTTAGGTGAAAGCGTAGAAGATGAAAAAGTATCTTTAGAGGATACAACTGAATTATTAGATTCTTATGTAGAAGCAGTCGACACTGAACTAGATAAAGATCATTTAAAAATTGAATTGAGAAAGCTTTATACAGAAGCACAAAACTTAGAGGTAGTATGATACATTTCAAAAGCGTAAGTTGGAAGAATTTTCTTTCGACTGGAAATGATACAATTAAAGTCCAATTAGATCGAACACCATCGACACTCATCGTAGGTTCTAACGGTGCAGGTAAGTCAACAATGCTAGATGCTCTGTCATTTGGACTATTTGGAAAGCCACACAGGGACATTAAAAAAGATCAGATGATTAATAGTATCAATAAGAAAGGTACTATTGTTGAAGTAGAGTTTGCTATTGGTAATTCGGATTTTAGAATCTTGAGAGGAATTAAACCTAACAAGTTTGAGATTTGGCAAAACGGAAATATGATTAACCAATCATCAAATGCTAGAGATTATCAAAAGTTCTTAGAACAGAACATACTTAAATTAAACCATAAATCATTTCATCAAGTTGTTGTATTAGGAAGTAGTTCTTTTATACCATTTATGCAACTACCAGCTTGGACACGTAGATCTGTTATCGAGGATTTATTAGATATTAATATTTTCTCAAAGATGAACATGTTACTAAAAGAACGTAACTCTAAGATTAAAGACGAACTTACTGAGATTAATCATTCTTTAGATCTATATAAAGCTAAGATGGATACTCAAAGCAAGTATATTAAGGATCTACAAGCAATTAATAAAGATATGATTGCGTCAAAGCAAGGTTCAGTAGAATCCTATGAGGAAGATGTTAAGACTCTTGTTGGTGAATCTGCTGAACTAGGTAAAAACCTAGATACATTGACAGAGATTGAAAGCGATAGGCATGATGAACTATCTAAGAAAGTTTCTGACATTAAATCTGAGGATAGAGTGTTTAAGTCAAAGATTAAAGATCTTGTAACTGAAGCTAAATTCTTCGAAGACAATCAGCATTGTCCTACGTGTGATCAAGATATAGATGTGTCTATCAAAGAGTCTAAATTAGCTAAGATTAAAGAAGCTGCAGCAGAAATTCAAAGGGGTATGAAAGATCTTGCCGAAGAAAATGACGCATGCGCTGTACAGTTAACTGAATGCCAAGATAATATGAAAGAGTTAGTTGCTAAGCAAAGACAAATAAACTCTAATAACGATAAGATTAATTTAATTCAAAAAGAGATTGAAAAGATCCAAAAGGAAATTACAAATTTATTACAATCGTCAGGAGATATTAAAACCGCTAAAGATGAACTTGAAACTCTTCGCGATGGTAAAGACACAATGACCGAGAAAAAACTAGAATATGTAGAAGAGCGCACGTACAATGAAGTTATAGGCGAGATGTTGAAAGATACGGGCATAAAAACGAAGGTTATTAAGCAGTATCTTCCAGTTATGAATAGGCTTATCAATCAATACTTACAAGTGCTAGACTTCTTTGTTGCATTCCATCTAGATGAAAACTTCACAGAGACTATTAGATCGCGTCATAGAGATGCATTTAACTATGCATCATTTAGTGAAGGTGAAAAGCAAAGAATTGACCTATCACTATTGTTTACGTGGAGACAGATTGCTAAGATGAAAAATTCTGCATCTACTAATTTACTCATTCTAGACGAAACCTTTGATTCTTCATTAGATCATGATGGTATTGACAATCTAACAAAAATACTAAATACGTTAGAAGATGGCACTAATGTCTTTATTATATCGCATAAAGGGGACATTTTAGAGAATAAGTTTAGATCTAAGATCGAGTTTATCAAAGAAAGAAACTTCTCTAAGATTAAGTAATTTCGAGTCCTTATTCCGAAAAGTTATAAGCTTATAATAAATACGTATAAAAAATATATACTTTTTTTTAAAAAAAGTGTGTACAAACACCTCAAAACTTAGTATAATGGTACCATATTAAAGATAAGGAGTTAATATGTACGACAATTCAAGCTTACCCAAACTACTGGCGAAAGAGAATATCTCTATTCGTCACGGCAACTATCAAACCCCTTGGTTTGACATCAAGAACCGTGTTCTCGGTCTTCCTCTCTGGAAGGATATGGGTAAAGACGTTTATGATCTATTTGTTGGTCATGAAGTTGGTCATGCATTAGAAACTCCATATGAAGGATGGCACGACAGCCCTGAAAAACTTCAAGGCTGTCCACGTTCTTATATTAACGTTATTGAAGATGCTAGAATCGAAAGAAAAATCAAAGCTAGATATCCTGGTTTAGTTGGTCCTTTTAGTAGAGCTTATGCTACACTATATGATGACAACTTCTTTTCTACTGATGATCTAGATCTTACAAAACTTAGAATCATTGATAAAATTAATCTTCAAGCTAAAGTTGGTGTTCACGTTGATATCGACTTCAACGACGAAGAACAAGTGTTTATGGATAGAGCAATGTCGACTAATGACTTTCAAGAAGTCTTAGAATTAGTTAAAGACATTGTTGAGTATGATAAGCAATTCGATGACGAAGATGAAGAACCAAATGCTCCTGAAGATGATAATGAAGAGCAACTTGACGAGCCTCAGTTCAATGATGATAGCAACGACGGTCAAGGAGATAACGAGTCAGAAAAAGAAGACGAAACTCCAAACTCATCAGGAGATGATGACGACGAAGAAGAAGAGTCGGAAGAAGAACAAGAAGTTTCTGCTTCTAAAGGAGCTGACGGTAAACTTTCTATTACTGACGAAGCTTTTAGAAATAACGAAAGTTCTTTACTTGACACAAACGAAAATGGACAACAAACTCTAACTTTGTCTGACATTAATAAAGAAATAAGAAAAAGAATTGTTATTGACAACAAAACTCTACAAGAAGAAAGAGATTATAAGATCGAAAACGCTGCAGATTACGTTAAAGACAGTATTGCTATGGCAATGGCTGAATATGGTTCATATATGAAAAGCGCAAACAGATCTGTTGCAGTCGCTGTAAAAGAGTTTGAAATGAGAAAAGCTGCGGTTCAATGGCAAAAAGCTTCAACCGCAAAGACAGGAATTATTGACGTTAATAAATTGTTTTCTTATAAAACAAATGACGATATATTCTTGCAAACGACAAGACTACACGATGCTAAGAATCACGGAATGATGATGCTTATCGATTATTCTGGATCTATGTCTGAGTCACTTCAACATGTACTAGATCAATTAATTCACTTAGTGTTATTCTGTAAGAAAGTAAATATTCCTTTTGAAGTTTATGCTTTTACTACTACGAATCAATCAATCGATTCTTGGGATTTAAGAAATCAAGGTTTACTGTTTGATGGCGATTTAGATTTAGATAATCTCTCAATGCCATTGTTAATTTCGTCAAAGCTTAAAAAGCCAGACTTTGAAAAAGCACTTACTTCTTTATACTTAAGATCGAAAATTGGTGGTTGGAGTGGTAGAGACATCATCTCTAATCACGAAGATTGGGGTTCTACTCCACTAGATCAAGCTTTAATTATGTCACATCATCTAGTTAAAGAATTTAAATCTAAGAATCAAGTAGAAAAAATGAATCTAGTTGTGTTCTCTGACGGAGAATCAAATGGAATAAGAGGTTACTCTGACAACTCTATTGATAAAGTTCCGACTAATCATGGTTATAGTTCGATCAACATAATGGTTGACGGCAAACTAGTTAAAGCCGAAGGTAGAAAATATACAACAAAGGCATTACTTGAAAACCTAAGATCAAGATACAACATTAACTGTATCGGATTCTTTATGGCTGATAACAATAGAATGTTCAACACTAAAGTTGATGATATCGTCGGTGTGACTTGGGCTGAAGATTCTAGGAGAGAAGCTCAAAAAGAGTATAGAAAAAATAAGTGTGTTGTTAGAACAAATGCATTAGGATACAACGAGTTTTACTTGATCAAAGGCGGAAATCAACTTGCGACTGACGACGACGAATTTGATGTGAATTCAGACCAAACTAGAGGTCAAATGGCAAGCGCGTTTAAAAAGTACTCAAAGAGTAAGAAGCAAAACAAGGTTCTTATGACCACTTTCGGTAGAGCAGTTGCATAATACTGCTAAAAAATATATACTTTTTTTCAAAAAAGTGTGTACAAAGCCGCTGAAACTTGGTATAATATAACCTGAATTAATAATTGATAAGGAACTACATTATGAAAGATATGAAAATCTCAACACAAAATATTTTAAAAGAACTGGCTAAGAATTATCCAGATCAAACTTCGTTCAGAAAGAACGTAATTGAAACCACGGCGAAATCCATGGGTTATACAGGAAAAGACTTTTATCCTATGCTTACTGCAGAAAATAGAGTCAAGATCGGTACTTATGACTTAAGTGCTTTACTACAAACCGTAGAGGTAGATAATAACGTGATTGACATCGCTCCTGCAGCTAAGATGCAGTCTATTGTAAATGAAGAAAAAACCTTTGCGAAAGCGGATCCTACGTTTGTTCCTTGGGGAGCATTCCATGATCTAGTAAAAATGATTAAATCAGAAATGTTCTATCCTGTTTACGTTTCAGGACTATCTGGTAACGGTAAAACGTTTATGGTAGAACAAGCGTGTTCAAAACTTAATAGGGAGTTCATACGTGTTCAAATTAATCCGGAAACAGATGAAGACGATTTGCTTGGAGGTTTCAGACTTATCAATGGAGAAACTGTCTTCTCTAAAGGTCCTGTTCTTAAAGCGATGGAAAACGGTGCAATCTTATTGCTCGACGAAATTGATAGAGCTACAAATAAAATTATGTGTCTACAAGGCATACTTGAAGGTAAACCTGTTCTTGTTAAAAAGACGGGTGAGACAATCTCTCCTGCGCCTGGCTTCAATGTTATAGCGACTGCTAATACAAAAGGTAAAGGTTCAGAAGACGGTAGGTTTACTGCTGCTTCGATCATTGATGAAGCTTTCTTAGAAAGGTTTACAGTTGCGATCGATCAGAAGTTTCCATCTCCTTCAATCGAAACTAAAATTCTTAACAATCACATGTCTAAGTTCGGAACTGAAGATGCCGACTTTGTAGAAAAGCTAATTACTTGGGCTGACATTATCAGAAAGACTTTCTATGATGATGGTGTTGACGAAGTTATTTCAACTAGAAGGCTTTGTCATATTGCTCAAACATTCTCTATCTTTAAGAATAGAGCAAAGGCGATCGATCTATGTATCGCTAGGTTTGACGAAGACACTAAGTCAGCTTTCTTAGATCTCTACAGCAAAGTTGATGCTGGAGTCGAAACCTTAGATACAACAGAGGATAACTATGGCGAAACAGCATAAACCCGATTATAAATTTAACGAAGGAGCTCTCATCGCAGAGCTCCACGCTTATATAGATTCTACTTACGGAGCACATTACGGTCAAGGAGGACTTCAATCATCTGAAGTAATAGTTGATAGAGGACATGGACTTGGATTTTTTCTAGGAAATGTCGACAAATATAATGCTCGGTATGGTAAGAAGGGAACTCCAGAAGATCACAGAAAAGATCTTATGAAGGTCTTACACTACGGATTGCTTGCGCTCTATGAGCATGATCGATTAAATAAAAAATAACTATGTACAAACACGTTAAAATGTGGTATAATAGAGGTAATAAATTAAAAAAGGTAAATTATGAAAATATCAAGTGAAACAATTAGTATCCTAAAAAACTTTTCGGGTATTAATGCAAATCTAGTCTTTAAACCTGGAAAGGAACTAAAGACTATTTCGGAAGCAAAAACTATTATGGCAACCGCATCAATCCTAGAGGACTTTCCTGTAGAATTTGGTGTGTATGATCTTAACGAGTTTTTGTCGTTGTATAATCTTATGGAAGATCCTACATTAGAATTTAGTGATAAGTATCTCACTATCTCAGATGGATCACAAAAGATTAAATATTATTATTCTGAAGTCGATATCCTTACACAACCAAGTAAAGATATCAACATGCCAGAGTGTGAAGTTGTGTTAGATTTATCAATGGAAAACCTCCAGAAGATTCAAAAAGCAGCCGCTGTACTCGGACATTCAGAACTGAGTTTTATTGGTGATGGTAATAGCGTTGTCGCATCTGTATTTAATGAGAAAGATTCTACTGCAAATACATTTGATATCGACCTAGGTATTGGCACCAGTGAGACTTTTAATTATGTCTTTAGTATTTCTAATTTAAAAATGCTACAAGGCGATTATAAAGTATCGATTTCATCTAGGCTCATTTCTAATTGGAGAAATGCTGATAATCCTTTAGATTATTTTATCGCTTTAGAGAAATCATCAAGTTTCGGTGTATAAATAAATATGCACAGAAAAAATTCTCATAATATTATGAGGATAATACGAGAAGATGCCGAATTGGTCGGGTCTCTCATAATTAGTCTACTTTGCAAAGGAGAAGAAAATGACTGAAGAAGTAAACGCACCTGAAGGTGTACAAGAGGAGCAACAAGCTCCACAACTGTCTCTACAAGACATTGCAACTTTCGTACAGATTATCGATATCTGTTCTAAAAGGGGTGGTTTTGAAGGTCAGGAAATGGAAGCTGTTGGCGGACTCAGAAACAGAACTGTTGCATTTCTAAATGCGGCATCTGCTGAGCAGGGCAAAGAAGCTCCAGAAGGCATGGTCCCAGCTGGCGACGATTTGCCTGAAACAGTTGAAGCTGAAGAAGCTTAATTGTACTAGCTTAATGTGGGGGTAGCTCCCCCACGCACTACTAATTTTTATTATGAAGGATATATTATGGATCGCAATGAAGTTTCGCGTCTTATTGACGCACTTAAAAAAGGTACTGTAACGGTCACCTTTCAGAAAATTGACTCTGACGAAATACGAGTCATGCCCTGCACTCTCAACCCTACTGTACTACAAGCGCACGGAATGAAATCCGTGATTGAAAGCGTTAGTCCTGAAACCGAGCACATTGCTGCATGGTCTCTAGACAAAGAAGCGTGGAGATCATTTCGCGTTAACACAGTTATTGGTTGGGAGGTATTATAATGTCAGAATTTCTTTGGGTTGAAAAATATCGTCCACAAAAAATTCAAGACTGCATTTTACCAAAATCAATCAAGAAAACTTTTGAAGATATTGTTAAAGGAGGTGACCTACACAATATGCTTCTTACCGGAACAGCCGGCCTGGGTAAAACAACAGTCGCGAAAGCTTTATGTAACGAACTTGAACTAGATTATCTTCTGATCAATGGATCCGAAGAATCTGGCATTGATACTCTGCGCAACAAGATCAAACAATTTGCATCTACAGTTTCACTTCAAGGTGGCTACAAAGTAGTTATTTTGGATGAAGCAGATTATCTTAACGCTCAATCAACGCAACCTGCATTACGTGGTTTTATTGAAGAGTTCTCAAATAACTGTCGATTTATATTGACATGTAATTTCAAGAACAGAATCATTGAACCCTTGCATTCACGTTGTACTACCATTGAGTTTAACGTTTCTAAGAAAGATTCAGTTCCACTTTGTGGACAATTTCTCAAACGTTGTACATCAATCCTAACGGACGAAGGTATATCATTTGATGAAAAGGTAGTTGCTGAACTTATTATGAAACACATGCCTGATTGGCGTAAAGTTCTAAATGAACTTCAACGTTACAGTAGTAGCGGTACTATTGATACAGGCATTTTAGTATCTTTATCGGAAGTCTCTCTTAATGATCTTATGATTCACTTAAAAGAGAAAAACTTTAAAGGTATGCGTCAGTGGGTAAGTAATAATATTGATTCTGAACCTGCAGCAATTTATCGTAAAATTTATGATAATATGAATGACTATATTGATCCTCAGAGTATACCACAATTGGTACTTATTCTAGCGGATTATCAATACAAGAATTCTTTTGTTGCAGATCACGAATTAAATACTGTTGCTTGTCTTACTGAGGTAATGGCGGGGGTTCGTTTCAAATGAACCCCTTCGATTATCTAAACGCAATTAATGTAACAAAAAAGGATATAATGGTTGATGATGTTTCTGAAAAAGCATATGCTCCATTTATGGTAAATCGTGGACTTTCTTATTTTCCTGACACTGTTCTTTTCGCTAATGAGATGAATGTAAATCATCATATTGATCATCGTCTTCAATTTGATTTTTTTATAAATATAATTAACAAGAAGAAAAGATTTTCTAAATGGGCCAAACCCATTGACATAGAAAATTTAGAATTAATAAAAGAATATTATGGATATAGTAATGAAAAAGCTAAATCTGTATTGTCATTATTAACTAATGATGAAATTAACGAATTGAAATTAAGGATTTATAAAGGTGGAAAACGAAAATAATATTGAAGTCCAGTGGACTCCTGCTTCTATGTTGGAGATCACGCTTAACGAACCAGACGATTTTCTAAAAATCAGAGAAACATTAACACGTATTGGTGTAGCGTCTAGAAAAGATCAAAAGCTATATCAATCATGTCATATACTGCATAAACAGGGAAGGTACTTTATTGTACACTTTAAAGAGTTATTCCTACTAGATGGGAAACCTTCAAACCTATTACTAAACGACATTCAACGTAGAAATACAATTGCTACGTTATTGGCAGACTGGGGGCTTATTACTTTTGTTAGCTCTGAACAAGCTAAAGATATTGCACCGTTAAGGCAGATTAAAGTTATTCCATATAAGGAAAAAACACAATGGCAACTATGTCCTAAATATAATATAGGAAATAGTAACAATGGAGAAAAAACTTAAAAAATATTGGAAACAATTTCATAAATTTATGAAGTGCGGCAGAATTAATAAAGTCGTTAAAAAATGTTTCTAAAGTAACAGTGAAAGCTGTATAAATAAATGTGGATGCCGAATTGGTCGGGTCCACATATTAACCTTGCTATATATAGGAGGAAACTAAAATGGTAAGAAGTACTATGAACGTACCACGTTCACTTTTCATTGGATTTGATCCAATATTAAACGAGCTTGAAAGAATTCACTCAGCTGGAAGATCTCAAGATAACTATCCCCCACACAACGTTGTGAAGATCGATAATGATAACTTCAATATCGAACTCGCTGTTGCAGGATTTTCGGAAGAAGACATTTCTGTAGAAGTAAAGGATGGTATTCTATTAGTTAAAGGTCAACAAAGTGATGATGATCGTGAATACGCACACAAAGGTATCTCGTCCCGCAAATTTGAGAAGTCCTTCCGACTCTCAGAATTTGTCGTAATAGATGGGGCCGATCTCGTGAACGGCATACTTGTGGTGAATGCCAGAGTTGAAGTTCCAGAAGAGAGGCGTCCTAGGAAGATCGAAATCGGGTCTGCTGGGGCATCAAAGAAGAAGGAATTTATCCAAGATTAATTCCGGTGAGCAGCGAATACCCAGTGGATTGTAATAATCAATTTACTGGAGTCTAACTATGGGTTACATACGTAAACACAAGGAAGGCATTAGATCTGGATTCGAATTAATGTTTATTATGGCTGGAATACTTTCTGTATCTCCACTGATAATTTACTTTCAAATGAATTCATTCTAAAGTCGACCTATCCGAGGGAGGGTAAAATCTCCCTCAACTTTTTATGTACAATGTGTTTAAATTATGATATAATATGTACATATAAATTTGATATGGCTATACTATGAACATAAAATTCTATACAAACGTTTCTCGATACGGCAACTCGCTAATGTATCGTGGTTATAAAAACGGCAAAAAGATTCAAACAAAAATTAAATATCAACCTACTTATTTTGTAAGTACGGCCAAACCGTCTGCGTGGAAATCACTAGATGGTAATAACGTATCACCAATTAAATTCGAATCTATGCGTGATGCAAAAGAATGGCTAAAGGTGAACGAGCATGTTGTTGGTAGACATATCTACGGAAACAACAAACACATTCCAGCTTTTATCAATGATGAATTTCCAGGTGAAATTAAATTTGATAGAAATCTAATTAACGTAACAACGATCGATATCGAGGTTCAATCCGACGCAGGATTTCCTGAACCAGAACACGCAGCGCATGAAGTTACTGCTATCTGTATGAAAAACAATATTGATAATACATTCTACGTATGGGGTTTAAAAGACTATGATGTAGAATCTTCGATCATGCAAGAAAACAGAGTTGTCTATAAGAAGTGCGCAACAGAATCTGAACTACTACTTGAATTTATTGCGCATTGGTCTTTACCTTCACATTGTCCAGATGTTATTACGGGTTGGAACTCTCGATTCTTTGATATGCCATATCTGATTAATCGTATCATTAAAATACATGGCGAAGATATAGTTCGTAGAATATCTCCATGGGGATTACTAGATCGACGTGATGTAACAACAATGCAACGTAAACAAATTGCATATGATATTCAAGGCATTGCTCAAATGGATTACCTTGATTTATTTCGTAAGTTTGGCTATTCCTATGGTCCACAAGAATCTTATAAACTTGATCATATTGCTTCAGTTGTACTTGGTGAGAAAAAGCTAAGCTATGAAGAACACGGTAACTTGCATACGCTTTATAAGCATGATCATCAAAAGTTTATCGACTATAATATTAAAGACGTAGATCTTGTTGATCGCTTCGAGGATAAGATGGGACTTATTACTCTAGCACTTACTATGGCGTATCGTGGTGGTGTAAACTACAGCGATGTTATGGGTACTACTGCAATATGGGATGCTATCATATTCCGAAATCTATATTCTAATAATGTAATTATTCCGTTTGGAGAAGAAAAGTTTAAAACCCCATATCCTGGTGGTTATGTGAAAGATCCACATGTTGGAATGCACGAATGGGTTGTTTCTTTTGATCTTAATTCCCTGTATCCGTCTATTATTATGCAGTACAATATGTCACCAGAAACAATTATATCTGGTAAAGTTGCTAACGTAAATGTAGACAATCTACTTACTGGAGAACTTAAACCGCGGCTCGAACAAGGCGAATGCGCTTCGGCTTCAGGTCAATACTTTAAAACAGATGAACAAGGTATCTTACCTAAAATCATTGACGAAATGTATAGTGAGCGTGTTGTCATTAAAAAGCAAATGATTAATTCGCAACGAGAGCTTGAAAGGATAGACAAAAATGATAAACAAGAATTATACCGAGTACAGCGTGATATCGCTATAGCAGAAAATCAACAAATGTCTATTAAGATCCTTCTTAATTCTCTTTATGGTGCTTTGGGCAACAAGTACTTTAGATTCTTCGATCAGCGAATCGCAGAAGGAATTACGCTTACTGGACAGCTTACAATACGATGGGCTGAAAAAGCAATTAATAATTACCTCAACTCAGTGCTTAAAACAAAGAAAGACTACGTCCTTGCTATTGATACCGACTCGGTGTATGTATGCTTAGACGATCTTGTATCTGCAGTAAATCCTAAAAACCCATTAGAATTTGTCGATACAGTTTGCAAAGAAAAGCTTGAAGACGTCCTAGAAAAATCTTATGGTGAATTGTTTGACATTATGGGTGGTATCGAAAATCGTATGGTAATGAAACGTGAAGCTATTGCTGACCGTGGTATATGGACTGCCAAAAAGCGGTATATCCTAAACGTGCTTGACAATGAAGGAGTACGTTATGCCGAACCTAAACTTAAGATTATGGGTATCGAAGCTATTAAGTCTTCTACTCCGGCTCCTTGTCGAGAAGCTCTAAAAGAAATATTTAAAACAATTATCGGTGGTACTGAACGTGATGTTCAAGGTAATATTGAATCATTCAGAACATATTTTAAAACATTATCACCAGATCAGATTGCATTCCCTCGAGGTATTACAAATCTGACACAATTCAGAGATAAGCAAACTGTATACAAAAAAGGTACTCCGATTCATGCACGTGGCGGAATACTGTATAACAAAATGCTTAAAGATCTTTCATTAGATAAACAATACAACAAAATTCAGAATGGCGAGAAAATTAAATTCATATATCTCAGAACGCCAAATCATATCAAAGAGAATGTCATATCATTCCTTGACTATTTGCCGGAAGAGTTTGGATTGCATCGTTATATTGATTATGATACTCAGTTCAATAAAACCTTCCTTGATGTTATTGATCCGATACTATCAGCAGTTGGATGGAATTCAAAAGAAGTTGCAACACTCGACGAATTCTTTTAAAAAAAGTATGTACATTACATCTAAACTATGGTATAATATACCACATATAGGAGAAATAAATGAAAATAGTTAGACTAACAACAGGTGACGAAGTTATCTGTAATGTTGAAGAAACCGAAAACACTATTGCTATGACAGATGCGTTTTCTATGATAGCTACCGAGCCAGGAAAAATCGGATTTATTCCGTTTATGGCTTATGCTAAAAATGAAGAATTTATTGTTGATAAGCAATTTGTAGTTATGATTTTAGATCCGGTCGAAGAAATCGTAGATCAAATTAGATCTATGACGAGCGGAATCGTTACACCACCAAAACAGGGAATTATAGTATGAGCACCGACTGGGTAAATGACATTGAAGTCATGCAGGATAAGTTTGAAACTCTTGAATGGGTTTTTAATAATAAAGAAAACAAAGACAAGCTAAAAGCTTTTCTTAAATTCAGAATTGATTTTCTACAAGAAGAACTTGATGAAACTAAGAAGGCATATGAAACTATGGACGGTGAAGAAATCGTTGATGGTTTAATCGATTTATGTGTTGTTGCAATTGGAACCTTAGATGCTTTTGGCGTGGATGCGTACAAAGCATGGGATGAAGTTCTTAAAGCAAATATGTCAAAAAATGTTGGCGTTAAAGAAGGCCGACCTAATCCGTTGGGACTTCCCGATCTTATGAAACCTGAAGGTTGGACAGCTCCATCACACGAAGGTAACCATGGTATCTTTGACGATCTTTGATAGTATATACGATAACAAGACAGTAAAACGTGTTGACTATAATTCGTTTGACGACTTTGAGAAAGTATTATACAAACTAGCAGCAAGCGATAAGTATCAGAAAAAAGCTGATGCTCCCCTAATATCACCTGCTACATATCAACCCGAAACTACTCGAGCTAATGTAAATGTAACTGGCTGGGGTGGTTTCGGCATTGTTGATGTTGATGATTATGAAGGATCAATCGAAGATATTCATGAAAAGTATTCAGAGTACAAGTATGTCTGTTATTCTACAGCATCATCAACTAAAGAACATCCTAAATTTAGATTAGTATTTCCACTTACAGAATACGTGGAAGCAGATAAAATCAAACACTTTTGGTTTGCACTCAATAAAGAAATAGGAGACATCGCAGATGCCCAAACAAAAGATTTATCCAGAATGTACTACGTCCCAAGTAGATACAAAGGATCTTATAATTTCATATTCTCACACGATGGAGTCACAATGGACCCCAACAAACTTATGGAACAACACAGATATGTCGTACCAAATGAATCGTTTTTCGATAAGTTACCAAGCGCGATTAAGGAAGGGCTTATACAACATCGTAAAGAAAGACTCAGTAACACTGACTTTTCATGGACAGGATATCAAGACTGCCCTTTTGTAAATAAAAAGCAAATCTCTGATTATAAGTCTATTACAGGCTCTGGTTGGTATTTACAAATGTACAAGATTATGGTTTCAACCGCAGGTAATGCAATGCAAAGAGGTTATCCGATATCAGCAAAAGAAATTGCATGGATATGTTCAGATTTAGATAACGATACAGGCGGTTGGTATGGTAAAAGAGATATGGTAAAAGAAGCTGAACGTGCCATCGAATTTGTATTTAGGAATAATATATGAAAAAATTAGATAAGTTATTACTTGTTTTTGGCTATATAATAGTATTCACGTATTTTATACTAGCCGCTGGAAAGGCTTATGGATATGACGAAAATGAAACTATGTCTGACAGTAGATATTGTATGGCGCAAAACATTTATTTTGAATCTGCTAATCAGTCATTCGCAGGAAAATTAGCAGTAGCACATGTAGTTACAAACCGAGTAGAAGATTTACAATTTCCAAATTCTGTTTGTGGCGTGATATATCAGTCGAAGACTAGGATTAATTGGAAAGGTAATGAGGTTCCAATTAGAAATCAATGTCAATTCAGCTGGTATTGTGACGGAAAATCTGATGAACCGGTAGATTCTGTTACGTGGATTAAGTCGCTTTATATTGCGGACTTAGTTTTGACTGGTAAATATAAAGATATTACAGAAGGCGCTTTGTGGTATCATGCAGATTACATCTATCCGTATTGGGCAGATGAATTAGAAATAGTAACACAAATTGACAATCACATATTTTACAAATAGGAGGAATAATGTATAGGTATAAAGTGTATGTAACAAGAATAGTAGATGGAGATACGGTCGACGTAGATGTTGATTTAGGTTTCAGCACTATTCTTAAAAAGCAAAGAGTTAGAATGATGGGTATTGATACTCCAGAATCTAGGACTCGTGATTTAGAAGAAAAATTTTACGGTAAACAGAGTAAGGCTCACTTAGAATCAATCTTATCTGAAGGTGATGTGCAATTACAGTCGCACGGCAAAGGTAAGTTTGGTAGAATTTTAGGAGAACTATTTGTTGGAGATAGTTCATACAGTATTAATCAACAAATGATTGACGAACACCATGCTGTTCCATATTTCGGTCAATCAAAAGATGATACTGAAAAAGGACATTTGTGGAATAGAGCAGCATTAAACGAGCAAGGTATCGTTTATGAAGGTTCATAAGTCAGACATAATTACTGAATTCAATGGAATATATTCTGGAATTCCTACTTCAGAATTCATTGCTAAAAGAGATAAACACGTCGCTAAGACTCGTGATAATAGCGAGCTAAATAAATATCGCAGATGGGATTCAGAATTTCCAGAAAATGATATCATAAATCATCGCGATGATCTTACACTATATGAAGGTATTGCGTATGATAATGTACATGAAAAATACGGCAATATTGATTTTAAAATGTTTGCTAAGATCGGAGTTAAAATCAATTACTATCCGCAAGAACAAGTACTACTAGGTAATATAGATCACTTTCTTATTTGGAAATGGGTAGAACAATGGTCAAATCCATTAAGAGAAGGCGAAGAATATTCTTACGAAATACTTGGAATGATTGATGCTCATAAAGCGGTTAACGCGTTACGCGTCGGCAAATCGTTTCCAGGTAAAGATCCAGATTACAGGTTTAATTTCCCATTAAATTAATGAAAAAAACTGTGTACAAACGCCTCACACTGTGTTATAATAACCATATTAAAATTGAAAAGGCATTACTATGAAATTTGATGAAGGCAAAGCTCCATTAGCTTTAATTCCACCAGAAGCATTATTAGAAATCGCAGAAGTATTCGGCTTCGGCGCAGAAAAGTATGGCGTAAACAACTGGCGTGATGATGGTGATTCAACCAGTAAGCTACGAACTTATTCTTCAATACAACGACATCTTAACGCATGGCATGCAGGCGAAGATCTAGATCCAGAATCTGGTAAAACACATTTATCCCATGCCGCAACACAACTAATGATTCTGATGATGCACTGTATGGAGCATCCGGAACTTGACGATAGGTACAAAAAATGATTTATATAAACGCAATTAGAGAACACTTCAAACAGGAACTAGCAAATGAAAATTTTGTTATAGATCGTAATGGCGGTAAGACTATCGAATTGTTAGGTGCATCATTCCATGCATCGGAGCCTGCAATATTTGGTAAACCAAATGAAGAATATATTAAAGCGGAAATTGAATGGTATGAGTCACAGTCGACAAACATTAACGACATCTACAGGACAAAAAGTAGTCACGTTGGTTTAAGAAAGGCAACACCTGCCGCATGGGTAATGACCGCAAATGATCATGGTGAAATTAATTCAAACTATGGTCATCTTATTTTCAGTGACAAGTATCACAATCAATTTGATCAAGTTGTAAATGAGTTACGTAAAAATAAAGATTCTCGTAGAGCATCAATGGTATATCAACGCCCATCAATTTGGCTTGAATACAATGATCAAGGTAAAAACGATTTTATTTGCACTAATTCAGTTACGTATTATATTCGCGATGATGTTTTACACTGTGTAGTTCAAATGCGTTCTAACGATGTTATATTTGGATACCGTAATGATTATGCATGGCAAGAGTACGTGTTATGCGAACTAGCAGACGAACTTGGTGTTGATGATGGTGAAATATATTGGCAAGTGCAGAACCTTCATGTTTATGAACGTCATTTTGATTTGGTGAAGTAATGAGCTGGGATAGTGCAAAAACTTATAAATGGGATAAACGCTATTTAGCTTTAGCAGAACATATCTCGACCTGGTCAAAAGATCCATCAAAGAAGATTGGTGCTGTGGCCGTTGGTGAAAAGGGACAAGTATTGGCTCAAGGTTATAATGGATTCCCTCGAGGAATCGATGATCAAGAATCAATGTACGAAAATAAAGTTATTAAATATCAGCATGTTGTTCATGCAGAGATGAATTGTATATATAATGCTACATACAATGGAACGTCACTTGATGGAGCTACAATGTATATACACGGATTACCGGTTTGTTCAGAATGTGCAAAGGGCATTATTCAAGTCGGTATTAAAAGGGTAGTGACTGAGGAGATACAAACATCTACGCCAGAACGTTGGGTAGAGTCGACTCAGTTAACTAAAAAAATGTTTGATGAAGCCGGAGTTATTTACGACTTTATCTAAAGCGTTATGCGCTTGTAGCTCAGCTGGATAGAGCATCGGCCTTCTAAGCCGAGGGTCTCAGGTTCGAATCCTGACAGGCGCGCCAAAAAAAAGAGGAAAAGCAAATGCTTTATATAGATTACAAATTTGAAATGACCGATGCGGGTTTAACTTTTATCGATACTGACTCAATATTAGAGCCTGACTGTCTATTAAAAATAGATACGACTCCATTCAAAGTTGGAGATTGTTTTGTATTAACACAAACTGTAAATGGAAATCTGTTTTTTCGTAAAACAAAGCAAAGATTTAATCATTTATTCACGCCTATGCAATTAGAGCTAAATTTCGAGAAATAACGATGGCAACAAAAAATGATATAACTGGAGATTCTATTAAATCCAAAGGTCTATCTAAAAAAGGTAAAGATAACTGGGATAAGATTTTTGGTAAGAAAGATATAAAGGTACGTAAGACCACGCCTGATCATGGTAATACACAAGTCCATAAAGACAAAAGTAAATATGATCGCAAGTCTTATAAAGATGAAATTAGATCTCAGCAAGATCTTAACTGGGATGGTAATGACTAAAATGGTAGACTTTGATCCTAAAGAATTAAAGAATAGTAAAAGGATATTTAAAAGTGCAACTCCTAAATATACATTAGATTGGTATATTAAATGGATAGCTTCTGTATTTGTTTTATCTGCTATGTCCATGAGGGGAATTGAAGGATACCAGACTTATGATGTAGTTCTATCAATTATAGGCATTTTGCTGTGGTTAATAGTGTCTATTTTATGGAAAGATCGTGCACTCATACTTCTCAATGGTGTAGGATTATTATTTTTAGTGAGGAATTTGTTTACGATACTATGATAAAAACTGAATATTATTATGACTTTTTAAAGTACTTTAAACTTGCAAAAGATCAACAGATTAAGTGTAATGTGCCAAACTTTATGCCACACCGTGAAAGCAATATGAATGACGATCTAATGGAAAACGTAGAACTATATGATGTAGTTGAACGTAAGTACGCAGGATTCTCTCAGATCATAAATGATATTTTTTACGGATGGACTGATAAACATCCATATTGGGATAGAATGCAAGCAGGAGAAGCAACTGCTCAAAGGGAGTTGATCGCAAAAAACTGGACTGGTAAGACTCATTCTCTTGAGACTTGGTTATATCTTTTTATTCTACATAGAGTTACAGGTTCTGCTATCAATTACGGAACTAAACCATCTGGATATCATAACACATTACTGTTTAAACTTCATCTAG